CATCATCGCAGCTAGGCCGAGACACACTTTTTTGACCGGCATCTCTCGGCTGAACAGGAGCACGTTGCCGTACTTCGTTGCCCAATGGCGGCAGATGTCGCGGGCCATTGAGCTTTTGCCCACACCGGGACGGGCGGCGATGATGATTAGTTCCCCTCCCGTAGCTGCGCCCAATTCGCGGGTCATATCGCCCCACGGCCAGGTCATTCCCGGCTGCTCCACCTCTCCGCTGAGGAGTTTGGCTAGGTCTGCCATTACCAAGCCGGCGGCGTCCTTGAGGCTCACCTGTGTCGCGGTTTGATTGCGTAGGGCTAACAGCTTTGAGATCTTGGCGACAAACTCATCGACCTGCGGCTTGCCCGCTAAGGCCAATTCCTGCGTTTCTGCGGCCACTACGGCCAGTTCCCGGGCTTGGTACAGCTCGCGGAGTCTGTCGAGGCTGTAGGCATAGCTGATTCCGGTCTGCGAGGCACCGCTGATGTCCGCGAAGCTCGCTAGGCCCCCGACCTTGCGTAGATCGGGATCAACCCTGCGTAGCTCTTCGCAAATAACGTGGGCATCGAGGCCCTTGCCCTTAACGTGGCATTCGTTGATTTGCTTCCAGATGGCCTTGCAGAACGGGCTGTAGAACCATTGTTCGCTTACCCGGTAGTCGAGGGCCTTCAGCAAAGCTGAGGAGCCCTCCTGAATGATGCTGGAGATGACGATCCTCTCAGCCTGTTCGTTGTGGGGGAGTTTCATTTTCGACTCGTCTCCTTTTCAGTATGTGTGTCCATTCTTCGTTGGTTAAATAGTATTTCTTGTAGCCTAGATTGGTGATGCGGGAACGGATGGCCGAGGTGTTGAGCCGTGAGAACTCCGACAGCAACTCCTTCAGGCTAGCTCCGCGCCGCATCGCCAACTCAAACTGGATGCGCTCGGTTAGCATTCCAAACGGCTGATGATGTCAGCAAGATAGGTGCGACGGATGTGGGCGGCGAGGGCTTCCGTGGTCTTCCATTCCTCACCCTCCCTGCCGTATTTGATTCCACCACGCAGGTAGGCGTCGAGGTCCCAGAGGACGCCGGACATCTCGGAGGCGAGGTTGGCCGATTTGTAAGCGTGTTGCTCGTCTGGCAGGCTGAACTCAAGTGTGGCTTTCAAGGTATGTATTTGGTGGTTACTCCTCTGCGTTTGGCGAGGAAGAGGCGTTCTTCGTAGGTGCAGGGGATGCGGATCATTTCGATCCGGCGAGCCTGGCGGCGCACCACTCTTTCCCCAACCCCTAGCTCTGCTTGTATGTGTTTAGAGTCCCGCATTTCGAGGAGCATCCGCTCCACCTCTGCGGCTTTCGCGTGCATTGGGTAGCTCACGGCTGCTCCTCCTTTGGTTGGTGCCAAGGGTCGCGGCAAAGCGCCATCTCACCATTGAAGTTGGTGATGATGTAGCCCTCCTTGATGATCAGGCTTTCGAGAGCGGCGTACTCACGCTCCAGTTCGCGGGCAAAATCAGCCTGCACGAATTCTTCGCCCTCGTCTGGATTGAATCCGAAAAATTGTGCTTTAGCGTCGGTTTTAGGTGTGTCGCTCACGGCTGCTCCTTTCGTGCGGCGTCGATGGCGGCGCGCACGTCTGCAATGTCTCCATCGTTGACCCAAAGATCGTGAACCCTAGACAAGCGTTTGTCTGGCAATTGCGCGAGCCAATCCAGCCGCTCCTTATCCGCCCGCAGCCGAGCAATTTCCCTCTCGTAAAAACCGGTCTTAACTTTGAGGTCATTGATTTCCTCGCACGCAATCCGCAGGTGATTGCGTTTTGCCTCAATCTCGTACTCCAGTTGCCTTCTGAGATCGATGCACTCTGCGATATACCAGTCGATGTCGCGCTGGTTTGGTTTTGTCGTTGGGGGTGTCATTTGATGTAATGCTTTGGCGTGTCGATTAGCCTCGGCGATCAGGTGGTCGCTCACGTTGGCGTTCCTCCTTGGTTGAGATGCTGACGCATAATAGCGTCGTCTCCCGATTCTTTTTTTGTCGCGTTAATGACATCTCGTAGTTTGCTAACACCCTCGTAAAGCATCTCTCCATTTGCTTGACCTACTTGATGGAACGCTTCACCATCAATCTCGTTTAGAAGAAACAGTGCAGCCTCCCGCAACGCGGCATTTTCTCGCAATAGTTCTGGCAATCTAACTTGTGCCATATCGAAATAATTTTTAGCCTCATCGGATAAAGTTTCTCGTAACCACTGCTTTTCTTCATGCAGTTTTGCGTTTTCATTCTCCATTTCCAACACTTTATCAATAACTTGATGGATTGCCCAATCTTCGGCTCCAGCCAAAAGATCGTTATAATGTTGCTGTATCATTTCGTCGTAGTTCATTTTGATAATGCTTTAGTTGCCATAGCATCTATTGCCATAAACTTACCCCAAGCATCTTGTAATGTTGGTGTATTCAATGGACCTGCTTTGGCAATACAATGAGCTTCGGTGCTGATTTCTTTCAATGCTTCACGCAGTTTGGCGATTTCCTTTTCCTGCTCACAAGCGTGAGAATATAACTCTTTATAAGCGTGATGCCAAGGCTTGCCAAGATTAACTACTTGTACTTTTTGAGTGTGTGGTGTATCAGTCGTATTCATGTCGGTGTTCCTCCTTCAGTTAGGTGCTGACGCATAATAGCGTCGTCTCCTGTTTGCTTACTCGTAACGGCGCGTGCGATATCACGCAATTCATTTGCGTCTAACGCATAAGCATCGGCAATCATTTGAAGTCTTTCCCGTAGGGCGGCGTTCTCGCGCTCCAACTCGCGGGCAAAATCAGCCTGCACGAACTCTTCTCCCTCTTCTGGATTCCAGCCAAAGAAGATGGCTTTAGCGTCAGTTTTAGGTGTGTCGCTCACGGCTGCTCCTTTCGTGCGGCGTCGATGGCTTGGCGAACATTACTGATGTCTCCGTTATTGCACCACAGGTCGTGCACGGCGTTTAGCCTTTTATCGGGAGAGAGCTCCAGCCAATCAATGCGCAGTTGGTCGGCTCGCAGTCTAGCGATCTCGCGCTCGAGTTGGCGAGCAAAATTGGCAGTAACCCAACCGAAGATTGGATCACCGAAACTATCGTCATAACGGTGCTGACTAGTTAGGGCAACCGCAGCATCCGTTCTCGGTGTATCGCTCACGGCTGTTCCTCCCCAATCAGAGTCTTCACAATCTTTTCGGCACTTTCTTGTATCGAAGGATAAGATAGAGTGTTGAAAGACTGCCCGTGCTTCTTCATAAAAGCCTCCCAATCTTTCTTTTCTTGGGGAGAAAGCTCTGTCTGGTTAGGGCGAGCTTCACAAGCCTTACAAATAATCTGTACCAGCTTGTCCTCCATCAAACGAGCAGCGGCGTGGAGCGAAGCCTTGTCGGGATAGATCTCTTGACGGATGGAAGTGGAGCCATCTTTGACTTGGATTAGCCAGAAGCCATTGCGAAGACCATCGTAAGCATAGGGGTCATTCACGGGGACGAACTTCTTGCCAACCTTACGATACAAACGCTGGTCTTCCTTTGCGGCTGCGCGAGCAGCGACTGCATATTCGCCATTGAAACGCCAGCCAAAAAGGTAACGATAGCGTTCAGCTTCGTCTTTGTAGTGTTGGATATCTTTCTTGGTTTTCATTGGAAGCCTTGGTAATCGGGATAATTGAAATACTTTTCCATCACTGCGGTTAATTGGTTGAACAAAGCATCGTGCTTCGGATCGTTACTGTCAAGCACTTTTAGCTGTTCAAGGCAAGAAATTGCAGCAACAGCAGCAGCGTTGACATCTTCCATCGACGCCTCTTTGAACTGGTTCATTTTTAAATAATAAAAACTTGCGGCTGATTGGTGACGCTGTAGTCCTCGCTCACGATGGAAGCGTTACAGAAAATTGTGTTCATTCCGCTCACAAAGCTTTTACCTCCATCAGCGTGGATGTGCCCAAACAAATGAAGTTTCGGACTCAGTAGAACTATCTTGTCGAGCAAGTCTCTGCACCCAACGTGATCGTAAGAGTTTCCCCTTGGAGCACGATCAAGAATTTGATAAGGTGGACCGTGCGTGATCAAAACGTCTGTATCCGCAGGGATCATATCCCAATGGCGGCGGATCTCCGCGCCGCGAGTCCGGTTAAACGCCCAGTTGAAGAAACGTGGGGAAACTGGCGAGCCCCAAAACTTTACTCCTTCGATTTCGCACCCACTGTCTTCAAGGTAAGTTAACTGCGGATAATCGTGCTTTAGTAAGTTTTTGATGAAGCTTTCTTTCTCAAAGGCAAGGTCGTGATTGCCAGCAATAAAAATTTTATTCTTGTGCGGTAAGCAGTTAAACCAATTCAAGAACGACATTGCGTCTTTGATTTGCCCGAAATCACAAAAGTCTCCGCAGTGAATAACCGTGTCGGCGTCTGGCACTTGGATGCCAAAGTGTTTGCCGTGAGTGTCAGACAGGACAGCGATTTTCATTAGTCGAATTTTGAGAAGTAAGTTGACAGTCTTTGACCCTCTGTCAACTGGATAAACTTGCCGGTTTGTGGCTCAAAGTATTCCATCCCATTCTGCGTGATGATCTGATTGACTGCGTGACCTTCCAACATTCCTTGCTGCATAGGAGTGAACGTGAAATACCATACAGTTCCAACTGCAATTCCCTGCGCTTGAATGTCGCTGTGAAAGCCTTGGCGGAAGAACGCAAGCTGGCAGTAAACTTCAAAAGCGGTTGCAAACAGGGTGCATTGGGATCGGTCGTCCCACTTTGTTACTCCATAAGCTCCGCTGCCTAACCATTTGCGGTAATCGTCGTAGGCCCACAGCACCCAGTCCCGATTGACGACAGCATAAGAAGCTTTGCCGGTTGTCGGGATGTTGTAAGCAACCATCAAGCTTAACTTGTTGATGGTTTGCCCATTGAACATCGGAGGCTCATCCGATTTTCGTGAGCAGGCTGGCGCGGAGAAGCAAAAAAAAACTGCGAGAATAAAAATGATAAAAAATGATTTCTTCACGATGATGTTGGGCGAATGTCGTCGCGGGCTTCGATGTAAATGAATGACGGCGGGTTTGTGATTGTGGGGGCGGGAGAGACGTTAAGCGTTACGATGTTACTTTGGGCAACTCCAATAGAATTTGTTGCAGATACGTAGTAGGTGCCGGTATCAGAAACTCTGGCGTTTTGGATGGTGTATGTCGGACCGACGCCAACCAAAATATCCGTTAACCCTTTCTTGTACCACTGAAAGGTCAGTGGAGTGTCCCCTTCAGCAGTCGCACTCATTTCTACCACTTGTCCTTCAACAGCAGAGTAAGTGTCCGGCGATACTACTGCTGCGGTTGTTGGCGTTGGCTTCTCCTGTGAAAAGATTAGTGAGAACAGAATTGCTACGCAGAAGAATAGCGCGAAGGATATTTTGGCAGTATCTCTCATTTTATTTCTTTAAATAGTACGGTGGCTCGAAAGTCTTTCCAGAGGAAGCTGCAAGATAACTCATAAGTTCCGCAGCAGCATCGATATAGTTCTGTCGCAAGTAGTGGAAGTGCGGGTCGGAGATGTCGCGGTAGTTGGAGTAATGAGTAAACGCCGCATCAAAGCCTTCTGTCTGAATGATGGAAATGATGCTTTCGGCGTGCTCCTCGGAGAGCAGCATCTGCGGCGAAGGCTCGTCATAGACCTCGCTAGCCGCATTCGTTCTCGTCTCTAGCGAGAAGATAGTAATGATCGCCAAGATGGCGATTGCCCCAATGAGGGTGTTAGTCGTGTTTTTCATTTTAGTCCCAGTAAGCTTCGTTTGAACCGTGAATAACAAAATTAAAAACGTCTTTCCATAATTCTGAACTGATGATCGAGTGATCGACAATCAGCGCGATCAAAAGAACAGGAGAAAATGCGATGACAACAGCAGCAGCCAAAGCTGCGCGAAAAGGCATCAGAATAATTTTAATCATTTTAAATTGGTAGCCGCAGAGGGATTCGAACCCACACTACAGTCATTTTAAGTGACTTGACTCTGCCGGTTGGTCTATACGGCCATTTACCTACACTCTATTTTTTCCGTTCAAATAGTCAATAGCTTTTCTCAACAATTTTTCGTCGTCGTTGAATCTGCCAAGCGCGAGATTGCAGTTGTTGCAGATGTAGCCCCGAAACTCATTCGTGAAGTGACAGTGATCCAGTATCCAGATTTCGGTGTGAGTGCTGCAAATAGGGCATTCGCCCGCTGCTGGTGGAGGATTCTCGGTCTTGAGCTTTGCTCTTAACCGAGACAACTCTTTCGTGCATTCCGTACAGGTGTTTTTGCGCCCCGTCTGCTGACCAGAAAAGAATGGGAACTGTTCGATTTCTTTTATGGTCCCGCAGCGGCGGCATTGCTTCATTAATTAATAGTAAAAATTCACGGCGAAAGTCAACATTAAAAGCGTTAAGAGTTAACGGGCTCTGTAATGCACAGGGTCAGTTCAGTGACACGTTCGTGACGGTCAAATGCTGAAGTGTCAATGTATTCGTGATAGCACGCATTGTTGTTCATCTTGCGGCTGATTTCGGTCAGCAGGCAACGGTCTTCGTAGCTTTCGGCAACAAGTCGGACAGACTTGGACTTTTTGGTTGTGATTTTCATTGTGCGATCAGTGTATTTGAAGGATTGAAGGAAGTCAAGTAAAAGGTTGTCTAACCAATGAAGGCTCCATTTTATGCCGCTATCATCTAACGGTTAAGACCAATCTGATGTGGCAGCATCAATGTTATTGTAAAGAGTAACCAGTTCAGCGTGATTGAAAATTTTCATAAACTCAATCTCCTTTTTTTCAGCATAAAGACAAGCAAGATGGTAGTTGTCAAAATAGCCCAACTTGATCACATTAAGATCATAATCAATGGCATAATATAGAGGGTGTTCCATATGATTTATTTCTTGATTAAGAGAATTGATGGCGCGCAAGGAATCGAACCTTGATGGCAGATGCATTGCCTTGTCCATATCGGCTATTAAACATCGGCCAAGATGACGACGGAATCGAACCGTCTTAGCCCTACGCCAAAATTGGTGGTGCCACTGGGATTTGAACCCAGAACCAACGACTTAAAAGGACGCTGCTCTACCATTGAGCTATAGCACCGAAATTTTAAAACTCAGGTCTAAACTTTTGCAATTCGACAGAATCGGACTTCAAATACTTTTGTACCGTCTTCATTTTCATTCCCATCCTCTTCGCAATATCACGAACATTCATATCGTGTTCGTGACGAAGATGCAGGATATGAAGCCTCAGAATATTCCTGTCGTCATACGGTAAACCGCGACTTCCAAGGTCATAGAGTTGGGCTTCAGTTAATTGAACGTAAGACATTGTGAAATTGGTGGTCCCACTGGGGCTTGAACCCAGAACCTAGCCCTTATAAAGAGCTTGCTCTAACCAATTGAGCTATGGGACGATAAAATTAATTTAAAATAACGAATGCGCGGTCGTATTTGACAGGGGTGTTGAAGCCAACGATGCCTTCAATATCTCTGTCTGTAGATACACTACCAGCTTGCTCGCCTTCTGTCAAGTCATTGAACACTTCTGTGCCAAATTCTTCGCTCGTCATCACGGAGTTTGGATACTTTTTCCCATTGTCGCCCCGCACGTTGAACTCGATTACAAAACCTTTTTTGATATTCATTTGATGTCGTAGTCTGAAAAGTCGTTAAGGATGCCGTCGTAGCGTCTATCTTGCTTGTAGATTTCTAAAATTCGTTGGTGCTCGTAGTCAGTTGTTGGAATCCACTTTGGCTCTTCGCCCCTTAACATTATCACAGTGTAGGATCGTCTGTCAAGCGTTGCTCTGCGAATTACCAACATTTTTTAGGGTCAAAAGTCCATTGTCAAACTCCCAGTGGCAGTTGGGGCATAGGAGAACGAGATTCTCCTTTGAGTTAATGTCTTTTATTTTTGTTTTTAAATCGAAGTCCCTTATGGCTTTTATGTGGCAAACTTCAACGTGCTTGTCGTAACCGCACTGGCAGGCGCGTTTTTCGTCTTTCATTACACGCTGGGCGTGCTGTCTGATGTGGTCGTATCTGTTAGCGCCTCTGTGCTTTTTTAAGAAAACTTCTTCTTCAAGAGTTCTGTCCTCGATCAATCCATTTTTAATCATTCCGTTTTTACAAAAATGGATTTTTTTAGAAACACAGGTCTCGCAATAAGTTCGGCCAGATTTGACAAGGTTATCACAATTCTTGCATTTACGCAGCCTTTTCCTTTTTGGAAAAAGCTTGTTGTTGTAAACCGCAGCGCAGGATTGCTTACAAAACTTACTTCGTTTGTCAGAGTTAACAAACTCTGTCTTGCAATTTAAACAGATGTGCTGCACTGAAATTTGGCGTCTCCACAGGGAATCGAACCCTGATTAGTGGATTAGAAATCCACGGTTTTATCCGTTAAACTATAGAGACGAAAAATAATTAATAAAAACTAGCCGCGATCTTTTTCAATCTGATCGATCTCAGCTTGACGTTGCCTTTCTCTCGCAAGCTTTCGCATCTCCTTCTGGTACTTACGGTCCTTGGTCTCGTCGTAGGTCAACGACTCCTCAAATTCCCTGCGGTACTTCTGGAAGATGTAGTTGTAGGTTTGGATGACGGACGTTGCGGCGGCGGAAGGTGAACCGTCGCCGTAAGAGTCAGACGCCGCTTGGGCGATTGGCGCGTTCTCGTCCATTTTAGGTGAGGCTCTAGGTTAGCAAATAACCGTTTTATTCTTGTAATACTTCTTCACGCGATGGAGGAAAGCCTCGTAGCGGGGAAGAATGGACATCGGGAGCGGCGCGATGGAGTGCTTGGCAGAACGCTCGTAGGCGATCTTCAGACCAAGCTCAGTGTCGAAGCGGTCGCCTGCGGTGAAGTTGCAGAGAGACCAGCCAATCACAACGTTCTTGTCGTCATAGTAGCCATCAGTGACGGCAAGGACGCCGATTCTCTGATCCTTGTTATCCAAGATGTAAACGTGGATACCCTTGTGCCGTCGAGTTGCGGAGAACGTAGTGGAAAAGTAGTCGTTTGGAACCGTCGTGACTACCGGATCTTCGTTTGCGATTGTGTAGAACATAGTTAGTAGGTGAGACTAGGTTGATTTGACGCTGAGAGTTAATCAGAAAGCTTGCTCTTAGTCAAGAGGCTTTTTTGCAATTCGGAGAACTTTTCTTCCGCCATTTCGCGGCCATTCGGACCAGAGAAGAACCAGCCCTTTGTCCCAAAGTCTTCGTCCTTGGGGAGATATTCGGCAGGCTCGACCTTGACGCCCTTGATCTCATAGCCGTTGTGGCGTTGAACAGCAACGACCTCAAAGCCGCCGCACTTGGAATACATTGCGACCAGATCAGTGCGCTTTACCATCTTCATCTTGTACCCGTGATTGGTCAGTTCCTCGGGGAGTGGTTTAAAATTCATTTTAAATGTTGTTGCCCCTGCTGTTGTGAGCCTTGGTGCAGCGGTTCATTGTCGCGACCTTGAGGCGCGCTCCAGCCCATCTGAGTTGGATGAAGCAGTCCGAGCAGACGTAACCTAAGTCAACGTCTTGACGAACTTGCTCAACTTGGGGACTGAACTGTGATTCGCAGCATTGGCAAATCACGATTGTCATCTGGTCTGAATGGGCGTCTTCGGACATATTAGCTCCACTTGCGCTTTTTTTCGTGAATCTCCTCGACGCCGTCATACTCAAAAATCTCCCACTCAACGTCAAGGGGAATCTCCACAATCTTCAGCGAGGCAAACACGCCAGCAGACTTCTCCAAGCCAAGCTCTTCGACAACTTCGATTAGGACTGGATCATCGCGCTGAACTTTGTAGGCAGACCAGTAGTCGCCTCCAACTTGGAACGAACACTTGTTGCCAAACAGAGGGTTTTCTCTTGGAATCTTGGAAAACGCAAGGTTTTTCTTACTAAGGTAAAGCTCGCAAGCTTGCTCCGAGAGATCGAACCCTCCGTAGTCCGCATTTATGAGAATCTTTCTGGTGTTCATTTGTTGATGAAGTGATTAGGTTTTTGTAGCAAGTATATGGTAAAAACAATAAATAAAAGAATACTGAAAACTGACATTAAGTGTAATAAAATATATGGACAGCCCGCGCCTTCTTCAAGCAGAGATTCATAACGATTATACCGTAACGTCCGGTGCTTGGGTAGCTTATCGGGCCGAAATTACTGGTTTGTACTCCGCAACTGGCTATAACGCAACTGGATCTAGCACCTATCAGGATTTCAACGATCACCTGATCAGGGAATACAACAGCAAGATCATAAAGCTGAACCTACCCACAGGTTTACTAGTTCAGCCTTATGATGCTGGTTATCGATTCGTTGGTTCAGCTATCGTTTGATAGCTTGGTCTTCTTGTCCTTGACGTAAGCTGACATCAGAACGCAGTAGTTCATAATGTCGAGGATCGCGTCCTCATAGCTCTCATTAGGAACCATCAGCTTGCCATCTGCTGCGAACGTGGACAGGCGCGAGACCTTATCCACAATTCGCACCAGAAAGCCCTGCTCTACCGAGCAGACGCCCATAGACTCGCAGCGTTGGAAGTTGGCGAATGGGTTGTCTCCCTTACTGCCAGCATAATCATTGTTCTTCGCTTGCATTATGCTGAACGCTTTCTTGCAAAGCTCGGCGTGATGGGCGAATAGCTCGGTGCGGTTCATTTTAATTAATTCTTAATGAGGGTGGCGCGGAACTTTTTGACGCTCTGGAAGACCGGAGTCTCAGGGTTGATCGGGATGATCTCCCTGACCATCTCGTTCTTTTCGTCCTTGTAGGCGTGAACAACCACAAGGTCTTCGTCAGTCCGGTCAGACTCTAGGCGGAAGCAGTTGGCGACCCAAGCTGCGACGTTCTCGAAAGCCATATCGTAAAAATTTACGCAAGTCTTCAGAGAGCCGTCAGCTTCAATCGACCAGACCTCAAGCCAGTTCTTGTTGGTCTCAACATCCTTGGTGAGATAAGTTACGGTATCCATTAGTTCTTTGTGTGAAACTCCTTTGCGCGTGCCAGCATAAAGTCGTGGATGTAATGGCGTGTTTCTCTGTCGAGAAGTCGGCCATTCTCCTGCGGAAGAATCTTGATAACCTCCTCAAAATTCAGACCGAATGCGAGGCAGAGCCCCTTGATTTTGCGGTAGATACCAATTTCCTTGTACTTGAGGAGCGCAAAGGCAACATCAAGTTCGGTTTCGCTGGCGTTAGACAGCTTTTGTACGAGTGGATTGTTGAGCATATTTATCAGAAGTTATGGTAAACGAGCAGGCTGCTGTAGCTATCGGAACCGTCATCGCTGGTGACTCGGTAGCCGAGTTCCTCGGTGACGATCTCCTCGATCACTTCGCAGGACAGAGAGTAATTCTTCATCCGGCTCTGGATCTGCTTGATGCTGGGGTGAGTGCCAGCCTCGATGGAGTTCTCGATGTAGTTGCGAATCTTGAGGTTGATGAAGTCTTCGTCGTGTTCGGCGTTGAGTTCATTGAACATCTTGTCGTAGCTGGTCTCAGACTCGCAGCCTTCGCAAGTCTCGTCGCAGCCATCGCAGTCATCGCTGTAGTTGTAGACCGCATCGGGAATCTCCTTGCGCTCGGGAGTGATGTCGGCAACGACCTTGTAGCGAGCGGTGCGGAGCTTCTGGAAGTTGGCGTCAGTCGGCACGCTGACAGCATCAGCGGGATCGACCTCCACCAGCAACAGACGACCGTCATTGCCAGCCCAGTTGTTCGCGTAATCGTAGCTGCCTACGTGCAGGCCAAAGGAGCAGTGATTGTCCTTAACGTCATCGACCGAGCGGCGAGCAACCTCGATGGTCTCACCGACACCATTGAAGATGGCGCCAGTGGAGTCCGTCTTGCCCTGCACAACGATAGTGTCCTTGTTGGCCTGACGGGAATAAAAATCATTTTTAACCCCCTTGTAGGCCAAGAAAGTTCCAGCGGGAGTGATCGGCAAGTTCTTGTAAGACAGGAACGTGTAAAGCTCGTTGACAGAGTTGGCGGAAGGATTCGCCATCAGACGCTCGATGAAGAGCAGGAGAGGGTCAGCGTCAGTCGCGCCAGCCTTCAGCATCTCGATCAGCTTGTTCACAACGACGCCGTGAAGCTGATGGTTCTTGTAGAACACTTTCTCGTTCTCGATACGGATCGAGCCGCGAGTCATATTCTTGATAACGTGCGGCACCGAAACGAGGTTCGGAATGTCGCTGTAGTCTCCATTCAGCAAAGCCTTACGGAGAGGAAGGAAGTTCGGGTGCGTCTTCTCGACCGTGTAAGGACGATTCTCCACGATGACCGTGATAGACTCGTCGCGCATAATGTAGGCGGGCTTATTCATAATACTAGGTATTGTATGTTATGGGTTGATGGGAAAATATCAAGAGTGCTGATCGATAAACTTGATGTAGTTGATGATGTCGGTTGAGGCTTCTGCACCGTGACTCCAGCCAAGATGCTTCAGCATCGGGTACTTGTTGACCACAAACATAACTTCATTCTCGATCTTCTTCTGATCGACGGGAAGGTCTTCCATCTCGAAAGTGCCCTTGCTGGTGATACTGGAGATCAAATCGATTTCCTTCTCTTGAAGGTCATCGCTGTAGGAAACCCTGTCGAAAGCCTTAGCCCCGATCTTGGAGAGGGGATGGTCTTTGCCCAACGAGGCGGACAAGTCAAGCCGGAACACAGTGTTGCTAGTGTTCGACATTGAACGCTCAAGCAGCGACCTGTAGTGCAGAGCCCCAGCTTTCTTGGCGAGAATATCCTCGTTCTTCTTCGCCAGAGCCTTGAACTTATCCGAAAACTCAGTGAAGAGGTTCTTGGCGTTAGGCGGGAGATTTAATTCGTTATAAATCCCGTAGAGAGCATCGATTTTGATGCCAAGCTTATTTGAGGTTTCAATGATAAAGTGATAGAGGCTGCTGCTCTTCAGATGAAGGCGGGAACGACCGAAAGTAATTTCGTGATTGCTAGGGTGCTTGCTGTTGTTCCTGTCAATCAGAACATAATGGAAATCCTCGCTCGGCGCTGTGGTTTTAACGTAATGATTGCCGTAGAGAGAATCGCCAGTCTTCCAAAGCCTCAAGACATCTGTCGCTCCAGCCTTGGGACGAACGATCTTGGAGGTCTTAGAAACGAACAGGATATTCTTGCTCTTGGTGTGGTTGATGAGAAGGGTCTTCTCAGCGTTTTCCTTGGAGACAACGAAGATGTTATTGAACTCAAAAGGCTTTTCGGCAAAGATCCAATTGATGCAGTTCATATAACTGCGCTCGTCGGCTACCAAGAGATAGTTGTTTGCCTTGGAGTCAAAAATGTCCTCGATGTAAATGTTCTCCTTGGTAAGGTTGATCCGCTTGAAAGCAGAGGAGCTAGAACGACGCCTGCGGATGTTTTGGGAGAAGGCTGCAATCAGAATGTCATTGACCTTCTGCAAGCAGTTCGACTTGAAGGTCTGACCGGAAGCTGAAGTGAAAACGAACTCCCGATTAGCAATCGTCCGAAAGATGGGGTTGGCGCAGATTTTAGATTGCGCGTCAACGAAGTCTGAGAAGTCGTTAAACTTGCTGAGATTGCTCTGGAAGTCCTCCAGCATCTCGGACTGAACCTTGTTAAAAAAATTAATTAAAAAGGACTTGGTGCGCGGGTTGTATTCCAGACTCTCGCGAGAGTGGTGCAGGGACACAGAGCCAACGGGAACGAAGAAAACGAAATTGCGAGCAGAGTAGCCGCGATTATTAATCACGGAGATGAACTCGGCAATCTTGCCCTGAGTCCCGACAGTGATCAAGGTTCCAAGGTCAACAGGGTAAGGAACGCCGCCCATAACAAGCAAGGCATTCGCGCCGTGATGGCAAGGATGATTGCCATCTGCATCATTTTCTGCTTCACTGAAGTGCCCCCAAGAATCGGTCTTAACGGTCCAGTTCGTGACGATCTTCTGCATACCGTGCAGAACGAAATCCTTGTCGAGGAAACAAGTGCAGTAAGCAATAGCCTCCTTGAATTCGGACAGGTTGTCCATCTTCACTGCAACGATGATCTCCAAGCCGCTCTCGCCAGTGCAAGCCTGCTCGCCAAGCTTGGTGAAGCGAGTGTTACCCTCCTCGTCAACGTAGACGGAGATGATCACTTCCTTGCCGTTGTTACGGGAAACGACGTTGAAAGTGTCGGTGTAGGACAGAGGAGCAAAGCGACCGATACCGAATCCACCAATGCAAGTGTTGTCGTCGCGCTTGGTGGAGCGACCGTACTTGGTGTAAAGACCAAAGAGGTCTTCCTCAGACAAGCCAGCGCCGAAATCGCGGACCTTGAAAACAGGGTCTTGGAAGCTCGGGCAAGTGATCTCGATGGGCCGATTCGCGCCAGAGTTGGCGTCAAGGGCGTTGGCAACGGTCTCGCGAACCGTAGCCAAAATCGGCTCGGAGTAATTGTTGCGGAGGAGCGAGGAGATGTAGCGCATCTCCTGCGGATCGATAGTAGCGATTTCAGACTTGAAGTCGCTGGATTCAACAACGTTGCGCTGGATGGTTTGAACAATCATTGGAGCAATTTGGTGAGCAGAGTATCGTTGATTCCCTGCCTGCCGTCAAGCGGTTTGTTTAACTTTTTCTGAGAGAATTTCTAAAACTTTGTCAGTGAGCCACTTAAACTCGTTTTCTGAAGGGTCTTCAACCGCCAAAGAGAAGAGCGGATCTTTGCTGGTGAACGAAATCGCGAAGTCTCCTTGGTGCTTGAAGTGCTTGAGGAAAGCAGAATTTGCCTGCTGGTAGACCCAGTATACGTCGTTAACGTTCTTGGAAGAATAGATGATTGGGCGATTCATTTTAATTAGTTTTAATTCGCTGGCTCGACGCACAGCGTCAGAAACTTCTTGTAGGAGGCGAAGGTCTTGATGTGAATCCACACCTTACCCTGCTCCATAATCTGCTCGTCGGACATTCCCTCCGACACAAGGTGCTGGATGAGGTTCTCGTTCAGCGCAAGGAACTCGACCTTGCGTGACTTGAAGTTCCACGCGATTACGCTGGAGAGCGCGGCGATCACTACCTTGTAGCCGGTGACGGACTTCTTCTCGCTTTCGTGCTCTAGGTTGATCGGCGCAATTTCAAATGGGATATTTTTATCAATTAAAAAGGCGGCGACCTTATCTTTTGTACTGTCTATTTTGCTTTGCATTGTTGGAGGATGTGAAAAATGGCGTGATCTTTGGACTTGAGTTCTACGTCGAAGAACACGGGTTTGCCGTAGGAATTGGGAATGCCTGTGGGCATATCGGCGTGTTTGCGCGTGCCATCGACACCCTCGGAGTAATGAAACAGAGGGGTAGTAGGCCAAGTAGAATGAGCGAGATGGAAATCAGCAGAGTCATCGTTGCCGTGATTGCAGAACTGGCGATGGAGCGAATCGTAGGTGACAGGAATGCCTGCTGTCAAGTAGAAGTACTGAAAAAGGTTACGGATAGACCAAGTGCCGCTAACGTTGTCGTTGACCTCGATGACAAGACGATTGCGAACGTTGGCAGGCAGGGTACGGAAGACGGACAGGAAACGTTGTGAAATCTCTACAGGGTCGCCGTCTTGACGGCAATGGATGTTGAGAGGTGAACGGTAGTCTTGTGGCAAGCCGATAAGGTCGAAGATGTCAGCGTGCTGAGTGAGATCGTCAACGCTGTTGCGGATGGCGGTAGGATCGAGACTGGTGAGCGTGATGTACTCGGAGGGGTGAGCGGAAACGCGAACGCCGGTACGAACGATAGTGGCTGCAATCTGGTCGAGCGCAGCGCGAATGTCGGACCAGTTGGGCAAGTCCTGCAAGCGCAAGTTGACGATGGGGTGAGAGATGACGGGAACGAGCGCAGAGGAGAGGCGATAGCCTGCGATGCCAGAGTCAGCGCAGTGCTGGATGACGCGATTGGTAACAAGGAAGTTGTTGAGGATACGCTCGCTTACGGTGTTGATAGCTTCTGCGCGGGGAAGCTTGAGAAAGCGAGTAAGGGTCATAGTCTGGAACTTATGACCTTGGTCAGCAAGGACGTTGGAGATGCAGCAAAGTGCGAGTTGCATAGGGTGAGCGAGTCAGATCAATGGCAGCTTGTCAACAGTGCAACTGCTCGATTTTCAAATTAAAACAATTAGACGGGAACTTGTATCGGTCTCCTCTTGGATCGGGATCAAAGTCGCCGCCCTTGAAGAATGTAGCTTGCTCAAAGAAATCGCTTTTCTTGATGTAGCCAAGAATCCAGCCTCTGCTGTAGTCCCCAAAGATGCTGGTGAACAGGTAGTAGTCGCATTTCTGTTTGGTATTGTACTCCTTTACTGTGCAGTTGTGCCAAGGCTGTGGTACAACATTGCGCTCCTTGGATTTAATTTCAAATAAAAATAGCTTGGGTGAGATCCAATCGAAATCGAAGCTCATATCGGATACGATTCGCCCGCCCCAAGTCTTCTGAACCATCAGATCAGAGAGAGCAGCTATCTTGGTTCCGTGATTATTTGTGTCCGAATTGTTCAAAATTGGAACTTGCGCGGCTCTTTCCAAAGCCTCGCTAATCATATCATTACTTATTTGAACTTCGATCATTCGTTATTTTTAAATTGATAAAAGTAGTCGTAGTTGTCTTCAGCGACCCACTTGCCTTTGCCTTCGCAAGTGAACTCTCCTTCAAATACCTTCCAATCGGGCTTCTTGTCAAGCTTTTTGGAAATAAAAGCGCCGCCATCTTTCCAAATCAGTCGGTTATTTGGCTGTAGGAATAACTGATTAACCGGATCGCCTTTCTTGTTCTGTAATCCCCAGATAAGATGTCCGCACTTGTGGCCTCCAGCCATTTCAGAATAACCGTAAGCTGCGTCGGGGTTATCGTGCCAGTCTATTGTGAATAGATATTTGCCCTCAATCCATTCACGATTCTTCAACTGCACTTCAACAGAAGCGTTCTTGTGGTACTCGTATCTGGTAACTGAAAGGGAATTTGAGTAGCAGTCCCAAAGCTGCAACCAATCGAGATCAAGCTTGGAATGCTTTGGGTCTCTGACCAGATAATGAATTGGCACTCTATCGTGTCTTGACCCAAACTCGGTCATAATCTGAAACAATAAACACCGTCTGGTTAGAGAGGTAACGCCAAACACTTCGCAAGGGATATATTCCGTATTTTTATTAGTATTATTATACAGGAAGTCGCTCTTGAGGTAAGCGAAGAATGTCGGGATATTAGAATTAAGATACGGCATTGTAATGATTTACAACTTCTTTGGCGACCTTTTCAACGCTTGGGATACACTTGAAAGAATCGTACTTTAACTGGCACTGCTGTACCTTGAACTGATGCAGGCCAGATTCGCGAACATAGTATTTCAAATTACCCAAACATTTTTCGGCGCAATCTCCCTCAATTACTTTTAATTTATAATCGAGACTGCCTTTTCTGAATGGCTTGTGCCAGCGATTCTCAAAGTAAGAATCTATTAAGAATATTTGCGTTCCTGTTGAGCCTGCTAGGATGTACATCCCAGTATCAAAGGTGACGTAAGAGTGGGCTTTGTTCATCAAGTGCCAAGTCTGGCTCAATGAATTTATTTGCCCGCAAAGGTTTAATCCTAGCTCAACGTCCAGTTCGTGATACTCGCCAGCCCCTTCAAGAACAACAGGAATCTTATTTGCGTTTAACTCATTCACTATTTTCTGCCAGCCATCTTTGCCAAAGTCTCTGTCGACGCCGCGTTTTGCTGGAGTGATTAATACATACTTATTTGGCAAATCGACATTCACAAATGGTTCTGGATAAAACTCCAGAACCCTCTCGTCATCAAGCAGTTCAAATCCAAGCGAGTGAGCAATATACTGTTTAATATCAATATTAAACCAGAACGGATTCTTGTTTCTTAACGGCGCGAAGAAGTAGGGGTTCCCTTCTTGTATCTTGAAATTATAATCTTGCAGATTAAAGATAGCAGCAACATAAGGATTATTTCGGAAGACTTGAGGATGCTGGGTGATGATGTCGATTTTAGAGTTCAGCGTCTTGCTTAATTTCTTTACAACTGGTAAGAAATGCATTGTATCGCCCAAACCAAACCATAACGGTTCAGTGCAAACTGTCGGCCTTTCGTACACGTTAAGCCTTCTTTGAGCCACGCACCTTTTTACCGTTCTTATTTTTAACAAACGCTTCCATCTGCTCTACGGTCATAATGTCAAGCTCTGTTGTGATGTACTTGTAAAAGTCTGGGAAGCATTCCTTCAGCATCTTGAGGTTGACTACGCTGGAATCCATTGAGGGGCGATTAAACGAATTGTAAAGAATTCTAATCGCTGACTCGTCCCCTTTGATCACGGACTGACGAAGTTCTGGAGAAAGGAAGAACGAAATAAAGCACTCCTGTAAACTGTTGGTGATCATCTTCACCCCAACTTCGTACTGCTCCTGCTGAGAAAAGAACATATCGATTGGAATGTTCCAAGCTAGCATTGGAGTGTCCTCGTAGTGGATGAAAATTTTAATATTCTTTTCCTTGATCTCGGCCCAGACAACTTCTCCAAGATAACTGTGGCAAACCTTAAAGAACTCCGCGATATTGTCTCGGACTCCATCATCCGCTTCAAGCTTTGACATCTCGCTGGCGGCAATTCTTGTCGTGTCGATTATCGCCTTCTTGAAGTTCTTTCGCGTGATCTTGCGATCAAGAAGTGTCTCAAAGTCACCTTTGACTTTCAAAAACTCTTCGTAAACTTTGTCTTCCTGCTCCTTTAGTGTCATCATTGTTGATCTTCGTCCTTGTCAAAATATGGTAAAATATCTTGTGTGATTTTTAAGAGCCATCCGCAGGAAGTTTGCCAATGCTCGATATCATTGCTCCACATATCTTTCATACGACTAACAATTCGAATGCAGTCGTCCTTGTAAAGGGTGACTTGCTGTCCAGAGGCGCCATAAACTAATTGATCGCCAAAGACGTTGACGGTGGTGTTTATTTTATATCTCATTGTAAAATCAACCTGACTTGGCAAAGGTAGGCTTCTGGATTAACAGAGAACCATCCTTTAATTTCAAGTTCTTGGGTGAAGAAATTAGTTTCGTTGACTTGGATTTCGCCTTCAATACCGATTTCCGGTACTGAAATTAAAATATAATTATTATTTGAGATGACTTTCGCCTTTGACAGGAGATCGATCTCATATTGTCTTTTGACATCGACTCCGAGATGCTTTGCTGACTTTGGCGTCAGTTCAATTCGTCCTTTGTATTTCATACGAGAAAATCTTTTATTTGCTTAATTGCGGTTCGTTTTTCGTCTATCGCTTGATCAAAGAATGTCTGTTGATACATCAGGTTTGCTTGAAAAGCAAGAGATTCTGCGTACTTAACTACGCCACTCTTCAGTTTTTCGTTATCGATGATTAGGCGCTCGGGAATGGTGTAGCCGCACTTTTGAATAGTATTGGCGCAGTCAGCATCAAACAGCATAACCACATCTGCCATCAAAGCCTCGTAGAAGCGATTGGCAAGAAACGCATAGTTCTTATGAGTGTGCTCGTCCTCCATATAAATGGAGTACTTGAACTTGCGAAGATCCTCATTGTTCTTCTGCCATTCAAGCTTGGGCATATAGTTGCAATTGCAGCCAAGAGCTTGGAATTTTTTCCAATTCTTATTTGAAGCAGAAAGAAACACTCCTTCAGTTAGGAACTTCTTGAACGACTCGGCGCGCCATTTGCGGTAGGTGCCGTAATAAATGACACCATTCTTCTGTGAGTGGTCAACAGGAGTTCTGTTCTCGTCCATAATCAGCGAGTTTAAATTAACTGTGAGCCACTTGTTAATAAAATCATTAAGTTTCTTATTTGCAATGTTTTTATTCAAAATCCAGTGACGATAGCCTTCTCTGGGATTGTTGCAGATCATATCATAGGTCAGCCCCATATTAATGATACCCCAGCGGAGAAGCTGGTTATCCTCGATATCGTGATCGTTTACAAGCCAGATATACCTTGCCTTGGGGTTCTTCTCAAGAACCTGACGGTAAGGTACGTGCGGCATATACGGCGAAGCGTAGCAGCAGATGATGATGTCGTACTGCTTCTTCAGTACTTCTGGTAGGAAGTACTCGCCGTCAAGAAGATCGGCGCCAAGAGCTTTCTTTAAAATAAGACTATTACGGCAATGAACAATGGAAGTGTCACTGTAATCTTCAGCCAGCGGCTTCCGCTTGCTGGTAGCTTCAATAATTAAAATATTCATTAAATTGAGTTTAAGTATCTTAGAAAGTCCCGCTTAGTTTCCAATTCAGTTTTGTAGGGTCCGTAGCAGGACACATCATCTTCCCCCCAAAAATACCAGCCATCTCCAGCCCAACCAGCAAGCCGAGCCTTATCTTTTGACTCAAAGCTGTCCTCGTACAGGAAAGCTGTTTTAGAGTCGCACCAGCACTGAGACTTGCCGGGGCGAACAACGTGCAAACCACACGCCTCGCCCATCTTGCACTTTACCCAGCTACTGCCGAATCCATCAGAAATGATATCTTCAGGCTTTTTGGAATTGTCCTTGTTCATCAGAATAATAAATCTCCTTAAAGTTAACGTCGTTGAGAAGCTTTTGGCAGTGTCTGCACGGCTTACCCATAGCAACTTTATTGTTCCTGTCAATACGAAACGTGACTAAAGTATGCCTTGAATGGTCGATATTTCCAGACTTAATTACCGCGCAAGCCTCTGCGTGTAAACCACTTCCGTCAAAATAACCATACTTTTGGTTAATTGGGTGAGACTTCTTGGAGTTTCGCCCGATAGAAACTATTTTGCTTTTGTTTAAAATGAATGCGAAGTGCCGACACCGCAACTCGATGTCGTCGTAGATGATTAAGTTTCTGGCAAGGCTTACGAGCCTGTTTAAATTCATTGCTATGAATTTAAGCGACCAATGATCCTTTGTCAAGCTTTTTCGTTCGAAATCACCAGATAAACATCATTTTCATTAAAAATCTTTTTAAATCCAATAGATTTTAAAAATCTGACGTAAACTTCAAATCTTTTTCTCTTCTTCAAGACATAAGCATAAATAACATCAAAAGGCATCTCCTTTAGTTTATTTGAGAACGCCTCGTACATTTCTTCTGTTTGAATAATTCTAGGATTTGAGAAAGCATAAAGGAAATCGGCGCTTTTAGTTGTTTTCGCGCTAAAGATGAAAGCTGCAAATATTTTATTATTTGAACGGAAAACAAACGAAAATCTAGTATTCGCCTGCAATACCCTGCTCATTTCTTGGATAAAGGCTGTGGGAGACGATATTGGGTTAACTCCGAAAGAGGATTGGGCCTCAATGGCCATTTTTAATACCTCTGGAATGTCTGTCAGGTACATCCTACTGACCTCAAAAGAATCTATTTTTATCTTGCTTTTAGGGTCCATCAGTGTAATATAATCTAAAGGTAAAAGGAAATGTCTAGGGAATCTAGTCAAAAGGTAAATTCTGAACTATTTTCATTAGAGCCAACCGCTCTTCTGGAGTTTTTCGTTATTTATTATGATTACGTTAATACTCCTGATGATAAACTTTACATTCACGGCGGAACTAATGGAATAAATGGTTCGATATACTGGCAGGGCGTTGAGTATCTGCCATTTCCAATTCAGAGTTCTGGATTTGAAAGCAAAGGTGACGGCAGCTTACCAAGACCAAAGCTGGCGGTTTCCAATCAAGATTTCTTCGTATCTAATTTAATTAGACGTTACAATAACCTTGTTGGCGCTAAGGTGGTCAGAAAAAGAACATTTTTAAAGTTTCTTGACAACGCTAACTTTGCCGAAGGTCGGAATCCCTACGGGTCAGCTGACGCTACGGCTGGGTTAGAAGATCAAGTGTTTTTTGTTCTCAGAAGGGCGAGCGAAAACAGGGCAGCGATTGAACTTGAATTAGCTTCGCCGCTGGAAATTGAAAACGTTACTTTTCCAAGAAGAACTGTAATGGCGCGCTACTGCTCTTTTCATTATAGAGGTAATGGATGCAGATATATGGGTCCACCAGTTGCAGATGAAAACGATCTGAGACTAAGCCTCCCAACAGATTTAAATCAAGGATCTTTGATTAGAAGGAGGTACAATGGTACAACAATGCCTACAAGCAACGCTTCTTTTACTAGCGCCATAGCTGCCGCCTCTTATTTAGCAAGTTCAGAAACATTAGTCTCTGCGACTACTCCAGAGGTGGCAGATAATTATTATTACGAGTTTCTAGGATACTTTAAAGTTGATTATGGGCAGGGCGGGACTTATTCTTTTCAAGTTCAAGTGAATGATTGTGTAGAGTTATTTATCAATAATACGCTCATTTGTTCTCGTTATTCTTCTAACGGGTCAACTGTAAATGTCTCTGGCAGCATAACATTACCAGAAGGGTATCATAGACTTGTGATAAGATTTTTTGAAGCTAATGGATTGGGAGGAGACCAATACTTAACCTTAACTTACAAAGTTCCAAATTCATCATCCTTCATTTCTCTCCCATCAACTAGGTTTTATTATGATCCAACCGAGTATGGATCTTTGACATCTAGCCAAAGATTTTATACTACGCTTTCGATTAGCAAATCGATTTCTTTGGATAAGGATAGTGTGATGGGAGAAACCTTTGCAGGCCGCTGGCAAAACAACACGAACTATCGAGTTGGCGATTATGTTTACATTGAAAATCACAATGTCAAGGTCACTAAGCGCGATGTTAATTCCATTCCAAATTGGGAGCCGCTGCAAAGATTTTATTTTTGTTTAAAAAACCACACGGCAACTCCTGCCAAAAGCCCATTATTTAATAAAGAATACTGGGTTGCTGATCAGTGCTCAAGAACGATAGAGGGCTGCAAAATGAGATTTGGAAACAAGTCTTACTTGCCGTTTGGCGGATTCCCCGGAACAGAGGAGTATTCAATTTCGTCGTAATATGAAATCCATCATTGAGCACGCTAACACATCCGACGCCGAAGTCTGCGGCTTTGTTTTGGTTGAAGACGGTCAATTGGTAAGTGAGCCAGCCAAGAATGTGGCAGTTTATCAAAATGATATATTTGAAATTCACCCGCTCGAAATTTTAAAGAAGATTAAAACAGGCAAATTGGCGGCAATTTATCATACTCATCCAGATTCTGGCGAGCTTGAGTCAAAGTTTGACCAATTTAATTGTGAGAATTCGTGCATTCCTTTTGTGATCTATAGTAAAAAGTCCGAAAAGTTTAATCTTATTTTGCCAAAATCAATTCACGTTAACAAGGATTTTGTGCAAATTTTAAAGAAACAATATGACTAAAGTTTTTCTTTACGGTGAACTGCGAAACAAGTTTGGGCACGAATTCAATTTTCACATTGAGTCTCCAAAGGAGGCTTTTCTTGCAATCAAGGCAAACAAAAGAAACTTTGACTTAGAAATTAAAAGGCTTGCTGCAAAGGGAGTTCATTATCGTGTCGTTGTTGACGAAGAAGTCATAAAAACTAAAGAGGAGCTTGAGATTAAAAAAGCTCCAAAGGAAGTTCACATTGTGCCGATTGTATGGGGAGCAGGAAAAAATGGGGTTTTAATTGCTGTCGGAGTTTTGGCAATAGTTCTTACTGCTGGTGCAGCAGGAGCTTTTGGCGCGGCTTGGTTTGGAACGGCGGGCGCATTAACAACAACTGGTGCGGCTGTTTCTGCTGGGGGCTCGCTTTCGCTTCTTGGTTCAACTTTGATAGGTCTTGGTGCCAGCCTAGTCTTGCAAGGTGTGATGGGTCTTTTGTTCCCACCGCCAAAACCAGACTTCAACCAAGAAGTTCAAGCTGGCGGAAAATCTTATCTTTTTGGTAATAAACCCAATAATGCATCTCAGGGACAAGCTATACCAGTTGGCTACGGTAGATTAAAAATTGGCGGCTCTCAGATCAGCGCTGGCGCCACTCACCATTCTTTGAATATGGACATCAAGCAGTTGATGGCTCCAGTAGATAAGCCGGTTGATGACTATACCAGCCTTGAATTTGTAAATGAAGCGCCAGATTCCACAGATGGAGTAATTCAAGATTCATTCTCCACAAATCAAGCTGTGGATATGAATGATACTGTCTCATTTGCCTCTGCGACAATTGTAAACTCGTACATTGATATTTTATCCAAGAACGCTTACAAGGTCACTTCAAGTCCTGTAGAAGTCGTCGTCAAAAGAAACGGAGAGATTGTCTCAAATATTGATCTAGACACATATGATGAAGATATCGAATACGAGTGGTCTTTACTGAATCAGGATTCAACCAAGAATCAAATTTATATTGAGTATCCATACTCGTTCCAGAGCGGACTTGTTTACCGATCCTATCATCCAGCGGATTACAAGCTTCTGTCAGAATACAGAAATACAACAAGTTCAGATCCGAATTATTTTGCAGAATATGTGTCTGGAGATTTGGTCAAGTATGGCCCAACTCAATTTGCAAAATTATCAATTTCTGATTGGGATTCTACTTATTTGTATAATAGTGGAGAGCTTGTAAACTTCCCAACAGGGAGTGAAAAGAGTACTTATTTTCAAGCTGTCAGTGGATTTAGCGGAACCGGAGGTATCCCAACTGGCGCAGGAAACACTGTAAGAACAACTCACTGGAGAAAAATTTTAGAGCCAAGTCAAGAAAGAATTTATAAAGCCCTATCAACATTTTCTGGTCATCTACCATCTACAGGAACAAATACTGGCAATGCTCCATTCTGGACTGGCCTTTCCTCACCAACTGGCAAGGTAGAGTTTGACCAGCTTATCAGCGGGATGCCCGCCTTCAAATACGAAGGCGTGTATGAGGGAATCGTTGAGGCCACAAATGAGCAAAGTGTTCGCGGCAACACGACCAGCGTTGATAATTATGCTATGGAAATGATGGGTTACTTGTATATCCCATTGGTGAGCAACTTGAAGAGGCAGGTTCCAGATACCACTGCTGGAGTAATGTATGAAATTATTAAAGTTGGCGACACAGGGCAGTGGGCGGCGATTGGTTTAACTGGCGCGGGCGGGGCCGCTATTCCTCCAAAGCTTGGGCTCACGTTTGTTAAAAATTCTTATCAAAGCACTGGTGATGGTCTTTGTTATCCAGTTGTTAAATACAATTTCAAGATAGACTCTGATGATGCGGCTGATCTGTACATTGATGGTCAAGCTGCTAGCGTTTGGTATAGCGGTCACGGTTTCGCAAGTCCAACTGACAGCGCTTCGATTGCAGCAATGCCGTCCAGCAGCGGAGAAATCTTGCTAACTGCCGGATATCATCATTTATACGCAAGATTCCAAGATGGTCTGGGCTCAGAAGGTATTAGTTTTTATTACCAGTATGATACTAATTGGGATGGGGGCTATTCTGATTTTAAAGTTATTCCAGCAGATAAATTAAAATATAGACAAATTTCCGATATTAATCTACCTGAAAGTGGCAAATTTATGCCAAGATCTTGGGGAGTTCCGCTAGATCAGATGGTAAGCGGAAGACAGTATAAAATTCTTAATCTCGGCAACACTACTAATTGGGGAAGCATTGGAGCAAGCTCACCAAGAATTGGAACAGTCTTTACAAAAACAAATGGTACGGCAGCTAACGGAACTGGTCTTGTGTTCGAAGATGTATACAACTATGCCGAGTCAAGATCATCAGAGGGCAACAGAGTCGTACAGTTTTCGGCTAAAAGACCTTCAAAGAACGGAGAGATCGATAACGGCTATTCATATTATGAATCAAAGTTTAATTGCAAAGTAAGTTTGGATGGCGTAACACTGACTACTTCGCCAGTTAGAGTAAAAGTTAGATTCTTGGATTCAAAACTTTCGCTTAAAGGGGTAAAAGAAACATCTATTCCTGTAAATAACTATAGTGCATAATGAAAATATTAAATAAATATAGGTTCATTAAGGGCGCCAAAGGAGACAAGGCACCAGTGCCAAGACTGGTTCCACCTGATCGTAACCAAAACTTAATGAAGTCTATGTCTATTTCTCATAGCGTAGACGCTCTTTGCGAAGGTCCGATTTATGGACTTGTGGATCAATTTGGTAGAAAAGTTTATGGCTTAGATATGCTGAAAGGTATTTATTTAAATAAGCTTCCCGCTATGAACTCCGCTGGAGAATATAATTTCAGAAACATTTTGATGGAAATCAATCTTGGCACAGAAAATCAAAAGCCTTTAGCTAATTTTAATAAGGTCTATATTTATAAGCCCGCTAATTTTAAATTACTTGGTAAAATAAACCCAAATGAAGAAGATGTTAGACCTGTCGGCAGAAACTATACCGGACCAGAGTTACCAAAAGAAAATTTTACCAGCTGGGCAAAGGGTCAGAATGGCTGGCCTGACTTACCGCAAGATCCATTTATTTATGTTCATCATATCAGAAACAAGGATGTCAAAAAAATACAAATTGCTTTTATAATTGAACAGTTGTCAGACACGGTCTCTGAGGGCAAAGCACCAGGAGAAGCTGGTAAGATGGGAATGAATAAGAGAAGCTCAGTAGAGCTTATGGTAAGATATGGGCTAGAAGGATCAAAGGTATTTACGCCCAAAAGAGTCGTTATTGATGGCTTAGTTCTTAGCCCGTGCGCTTATATGGTGGGAGAAGAAGCGTCCACTCTTGATGGCGCTGCTGGTCCTTACGCCAACCCAAGCACTTTTGGAGGCTCAGTATTTAATACTGCTGGCATACCTAGCATTAACACATCTAAAGATTCTAGAATTCTCAACGCTGTCTCCAGTGAGGAAGCTCTCAGGAGAATGGTCTATCAGGAGCCTCTATAATGCCACTACCAAAAACAAGAGAAGAAGATTTAGCTTCAAAACTAAACCCAAGAAATTACTCAAATATTCTTCCTATCATATACCAATTAAAAAGAAGACAAGATGACGAATATGTTCCAACCGCTTTTGATAGAATAGTTTACGCATCTTTGGCTGTGGGAGAAAATTCAGCTTCTGCTGTTTTTGATACTCTATCAGGCTCTAGCTTCTCTAGGGGATCGACAATAACATTATCAGGAACTGCAACATATAAATTAATGAATGGCGCGACTCTTTTAGAGTTGAAGCCAGCTATCAAAGTTACTGCTCAAATTGATATCGGTCGCAGTGGCCCGCCCGATAGCTTGCCAGCTTATCAAGTAGAATGTAAAGCTACAGAAATAAATAGTAGCGGAGTATTTAGCTTTGTTATACCAGCAGAAATAACTCAAAAACTTGGATTGGGAATCCATTACGTTCACATAGACGCTCATTCTCCAAATAATCCTCCTGTTAGACTAACAGCTTCTGGAACTACCGATAATAGAAGAAGCTTTACAATTACAGCTTAAATTTTAATATAATAAAATGGACGATCAAGGCACTAATGGAGATGATGGCCAATCGCTAAATGGCACGCTTGAAAATAATCTTGTTTATCTGTCAGAAATGGCAAATAACAAGGCTGAGATAATTTTGCCGCCATCCATTGACGGGAAAGACAGGTATGTAACAATTGAAAAAATAAGTTCTGAAACAGTAAGTCCTCTGGTCAAAAAGGATATCAGTGTCGATGGAATTTACGAAGTAATTGATCGCAATTTTTCTTACCCACTTACAGCGCACGTTGGTCTAAAGTTTGATTCAAGAACATTCTCTAGCATTCCAAATAGAGAGTACGATGTGAAAATGAAGAAGGTTAAAGTGCCTTCTAACTACTTTCCTCTTGGTGGTAATGGATTAGACCGCAGATATGTCTATTCAAATCCAAATTACCCTGCGAACCCAACTACTCTTGATGTCATCTTTATGGTTGACCAGAATATGGGCGCTGGGACAAGAAGCTTACTCAGAAGAAATTTAGCGCAGTTTTTAAGCAAATTAATTTCTGGCTACACTAACGTAAGGGCTTCTATCTGGCAAACGAAAAATGGCGTTAACACTGTAATTAATGAGTCAACCGGCGATGTTATCAACGGCTTTACATATTATCAGACTGATTTGTTTTTTGAATTAGAGGTTCCAGATTCGGCTGGCAATAATCAAACTAATCTTTACAAGCGACTGTTCGATGCGCTGGCAGACAATTTACAAAATAGCCCAATCACAGACCCAGCAGAAACAACGATTGCCAATTTCTTTTTAAGAAAAAGCCAGTTCAGTATCACTGATCAAGTTGGTAAAAGCTCAGAAGACTCTGTATTAGAGTCTGTTTGGTCCAATACAGTTAGAAAAGTGATTTATTTCTCAGGTTCTACTCCTGAAATAATGTCGCCTTCCACTTACCAAATCTTGCTTAATCACGCTAGAGAAAATTGCATACAGCTATATTATTTTTATGTAGATGCACAATTTTCTGGAACAAGAACACTTAGAGAGCTTGGTAATGATAGTGGTGGTGGCGCTTTTAATATGCAGCACGACTCTGATAGTAAGCTGCAACAGTTCTGTGATAACAACTTTTACGACAGCAATAAGGTCTATTATGGAGACTGGGATGGCACTTTTAAAATCGCGTGGACTGATAATCCTGCTTGGGTGCTGTATGATATTATTACTGATCCTAATTACGGCTTAGGCAACTTCATCGATTCAAGCTCGGTAGACAAGTGGACGCTGTACGACATTGCAAGATACTGCGACGCTGTTGATGATGATGGTAAATTCAGAGGTGTCCCAGATGGCAAGGGTGGTCTAGAACCAAGATACACTTGTAATATAATCTTTTTTAATAAGGACGAAGCTTACAAAGTTATTCAGGATATTGCGGCAATTTTCAAGGGAATCGTCTATTGGAATACTGAAGGATTCTCTTTCTTTGCTGACCGTCCCAAAGAGCCAGTGCTTTATTTTGGCAATGCCAATGTAAAAGATGGCCTGTTTAATTATACAGAAACTGTCAGAAATAAAAGATACACCAGTGTAGAGATTGTATATAATGATAAATATGATAACTTCAAAACTAAAATGGAGTTGGTTGAAGATATCGAAGGAATTAGAAAGTATGGAATTAACCCGTTTAAAGTAAATGCGGCAGGCTGCACTTCAAGATCTGAAGCAAGAAGAATTGGCCGCTATATTCTTTGCAGTTCAATGTTTGAGGCCGATACTGTTTCTTTTATCGGTGGGTTGGAGGCTGTTTACTTACAGCCTGGTGACATCTTTGCAGTCAGCGATGAAGTTAGAAATGTTGGCAGAACATTCGGCAGAATCCTAGATGTCGATGCTTCAGCGAATACAATTAAAATTGATGGCGAATTTCAAACTGGGCTGGCATCAGGTATTTATATTCACGTTCCATCAGGCAACTATGCGGTTTCTGATTTAAACTATATGACTGGCAGTGATGGCGGATTTACTGGAACGCTTGAGCAAATCCGCGCTAGAAGGCAGAAGCAAATAAGAAAGTTTAACATCCATACTGTTCAAGATGATTCTTATGGCGCGACAATCACTGTCACGGGAGATTTTCTCTTAAAGTCGGCAAAAACTGAAGTTTATCCAATAGAGGGTAGAATTTCTGGCGGTGGGGTAATTACTGGAGAGACCGTTCTCACTGGTGTTGTTTACGCATTGCCAGATCATACTGTATTAAACGGCAATCCAAAATGGGATACTGTGACTTATGCAGATGTGACAGGGGTATTCTCTCAAAACAATATAGACATTACAATTTCTGGATCTGGTGGCACTGGTCAGTTAGTTTCTGGGCTAGCTGCTGTTCCAAACTGGACTGGTGAAATTAATTTTAATGCTTCGACTAGCAGTACTTTGTCAATCAACGGAGTCGTAACTGGCACCTCAAGCTCCAATGAAATCAGAATGTTCAGAATTTCCGCAGCGGGTGCAGTTGAAGCATCTGGGGCTATTAGTGACTTAAATGATTTTTGGACAAATTCTGTCTATACCGCCGCAGATGCCGATGAAGTTGTTCTGGTTTATACCAGAGGTAATCAATTAAGCAATACTTTTAGTCCAAGCGTTACTTGGGCTACCGGCGCAGCTGCGACAGAAGTATTTAGAATAGGCGACGATATTGCATCTAGCTCATCTACCTTTGGTTACGCTGGAGTATTTGTTAAAAATGGATACAGAATTCTTGAGAGAGCTTCGAAGGGTAATTCTGAAACTGGTAAGATAAAATTTACTTACAGAGATTTGTTGGCATTTTCAAGACTCCGTCCGTTTTATACTATTGTTCAGGCTGACGTAGGAAATAGGCAAGAGTCTGTGTTTCCCGAATGGGAGGCGGGCAGAGCATACTCGGTCGGCAATAAAGTAAAGGTGACAAACGCAGGCGTATCCGTTCCATATGTCTGCACAAGATCTCACGAAAGATCTTCCCAATTGTTTACTAGCGATTATGACGCTGGCAGCACAGCAAGATCGAAATGGGCAATTGGCAATAATTTAGGATATTCCACCATTGGCTTTCCTAAAGATTTTTATGGATCTTCTAAAGTTTATTTAAATACCACCCTAACTTCATCTCACATTTCTTCTGCGTTTGCTGCCCTTGATATCGATGTTTATGTCGGAGGTGGAACATTAGGTCAGTCTGACATCGCAAACCTTGCAGAAAGCAACGGACTTGGGTACAGCGGCTTAGTGATCGGAACTGGATATCCAAGAGGATTTTATGATCTTGATGTGGACACCTTGCCTAAAAATCTTACTAGCGTTCAGGAAGGAAGTCTGTATGTTTTAAGCGGCTCTGGTGTTGAGCCCAAGCTATACAAAACTATCGGAGTAAAAGAAGAAGAGGCTAATCTATATTCAGTAGTTGGAATTGAGTATTTAAAAGAAAAACAGGATTTTGTCGAAAGGGATATTCTTGACACATCTCCTTCTGTTTATGTGCAGTCTCCATACGATATCGTCATTAAGCCAGAAGCGCCAGCAAGAATAACTTCAACCGGCGTTACTCTAAGTGGCTCAGTGCCAACAGGTTTAAATATATCTTGGCAGGCTAGCGCCAGCCCAATAAGTGGTTATAAAATATATGTTAGCAGACCAGACTATTCAACTACTTCCATAGAAAATGATGCCATAGTTGAACCTTATTTTGCCCCATCTGGCACAACCTCATTGACAATCCCGATCCGTGAAACTTGGGGCCAATTTGACGTTGACGTATATTCAATAAGTTCATCCATTTATAAATTTTTGTCAAACGGCGCGGCTTCGACCGGAGTAATGGTTCTGCCTCAAGCGACCATTACTGGTGCTGGCGGTTATACAATAACCTCGACTATTCCAAGCGGTTTTACAATTGATACGGCAGATACAAGCAGCTTGGATTATTCTATTTATCACGTTGGTGGCGGCGTTATGGCTGGCTTGGGGAAAGGCAATTTCACATCTAAAGACTTAACTTTTAGATGGAAATACATAGATCCAACAGGCGGGATTATAGATTCAGTCGAAAAAATGCTAGCAAATCCGTTTGTCGATTTGCCGCCAAATATCTCAGTTCAAGTCCTTGATGAGGCCGGTCAGGCTTTAACTGCTCCAATCAAAGCATATGATAGATTTTCTTACACAATTACACAAGAAGAGAATAAGAGACTGACAAGCAGAGAAACAACTGATTATCAAAATATCTATGGAGATAGGAATCTGGGACTGAGAGTCGTTGTAACTGACAATACCAATCTTTCAAAAACAGGAAACTTTTATGCTTACAATGTAAAGCCGCACTATTCAAGAATAGATGTTATTGATTCCTATCAGAATTCTCCGTATTATATCCTGTCTGGATTCTTTGGCAACAAAAATTTCACTGGGTTAGCTTTCTGGGGAAGCGGCGCCCAAGGTATTCTTGGATCTGGTCTTAGAAACTATGCAACAAATGCGCTTCTAAGAAGCGAGGATGAAGAGCGTGAGATTTTATTCCAAGATATTTCTGGGGCATTCAAAAGTGCAACTGGCTTAAATGGTACAGGTACAACCTCCGTTCCGACATATAACGGTATTAATATTAATTATCAAGGTTCTGGAGAAAAAGACTTCAAGGCTTATGTCTATGCCTACGATGACCTAGATAAATATTATAATGCAAATGTAGACAGATCGATCCCAAGAGAAGTTTGGGGATCTGGACACTATGTCGAATATGGATCTGGAGAAGGGCGCGAAATTCCAAGAACACTTGGTAATCCACTAGGTCTTTCAAATCTGTCAGAAATAACTGGGACAAATCAAACAGGATTTTCAGGCATAAGCTTTACGGTTCTGACTGAAGAAATTTCAAAGGGTGAAATTATTTTTAATTGCTACTCGTCAATTTCAAATAAAGACGTTTGGTCAGTTGATGTTTATACTGGCGACACTTCTGATTTTCAGCCAGATATTCTTGGTAATAGCAATCTGTACAAGCATCCAAGTCTTTATAGAACAAGATCTTATCTCAATGAAATAAGGCTTTCAAATGGATTACAAACAGGAGTTTGGTACTATTTTAAATTTGTACCTTGGGATGACTTCGGGGCGGGAGAAATCTCTGATGTAGTCAGTGGATATCTTGAATCCTTGCCTATAGAGAGGGTTTCTGGGCCAATACAAACAGTTTCTGTAAATGGAGGAAGAAACGAAACAGTTGAATTTGCGCCAACATCTTCCTCATTAATTAGAGGATTTAGATATCAAATTCTTACAGTTGGAAATATAAACTGGACTGCGATTGGCGTAACTACAAATCCAGCAGTAGGCGTAGAATTTGATTATAATGGCGTACTTGTTACTGGCACTGGCGGTTTAGTAAAAAGAGTTGAAGTCCCAGTTCCTATCGTAGAAAATCAACTAAACCAAGTTCTTGTTGTAGATCCTGCAACAGACTCTACATTTGTCCTTCCTGCCGATATCACGGAAGGAGCTTCTGTCTCCATTCTTAATAGAGGAGATAAGGATATTTATGTTACAAACTCAGACGGACAAGAAATTTCAGTTATCCGCCCCGGTGAGAGAGGTGACATCATCAGGGCGGATAGTGAATGGTACGACCCAAGAGGTAGTAGCCTCTATGTTGAGTAATTAGAACTTGATATCAAACACTGACTCATCGATCTTGCTGTCTACTCCCTTGACGTAAGAAGAGATCTCGGTCTCCTGTGGGGCAACCTGAATCTTCTTACTGTCATAGAAGCTGTCAAGCCAGCCAGCAAGTGGATTAGACTTGGTATTATAAATTCTTTTATAACCCATCGATGTCAGTCTATTGTCCGCCAGCCACTCAACATAGTGCTTGAGCGAATCAGAGGTAAGGCCCACAAGGTTGCCCTTGGAGAATAGATAGTCGGCCCAATCCTTTTCTGACTCAACTGCCATCTTGTAAGCCTCGTAGATACGATCTTCATTCTTCTTGACAATATCTTGAAAGCCTTCCTTGGGTTGATCGCGCAGAATCTTCAAGATATTGTGGCTAATGGCTACGTGCAGATTCTCGTCTCGGGAGATAAGATTGATGATCTTGGCGTTACCTTCCATCTTACCGCGATAACCAAAGTAGAATGAGCAGGCAAATGAAACATAGAAGGTGACACCTTCTGTGATTTGGGTAGCCAGCAGAGCCTCAAAGATCTGCTGACGAGGATCGTCGCTCTTGGTATTCAGCAGGGCGTCATAGCGATTAGAGATCGCCTGTGCGCGTTTAACGATCTCCTTGTCCTCTAAGATAGAATCAAAGAACTTGGTGGCATCTGGGTGAACGTTTTGCAGGATGTATGTATAGCTGTTGCTATGAACAGTCTCAAAGAATGACCAGACATTCATACAAATCTCAAGCTCTGGGTTACTTACGTACTTAGAGAGAGAGTTGATGCTGCGACTCAGCATAGAGTCAGTCATTGTCTGAAAGCGCAGATTGCTATCGAAGACAAACTTCTCTTCGGGAGAGAGCGTCTTGTAATCTGCCGCATCCTTAGTTAGATTTACTTCCTGTGGACGCCAGAAGAAGTTAATCTGCTGGTCGTATAGTTCGTAAAACTTGGGATACTTCAGTCGATCATACCGCTGAATTGCCAAGTCTTCGCCAAGAAATAGAGGCTGTTTAAGTGAATCGAGATTAACTGTGTTAAGTACGGTTTTCATATTTTTATAGAGTGCAAGCTCCGCCAGCGCAGCCCTGAGTATCGTCTTGAGCTTCTTCTGGTTGGCTTACTTGTTTTGGTTCTTGTTTAACTGTATTTAATGCAGTCTGAGTGTCGCCATCAAAGCTGTTTGTATAATAAAGATTTTTAATTCCATACTTGTAGGCGAGCATTAAATCGCCAACGAGTTCGCCTTGACTTGGAATTTTATTAGTGTAGCGAGTGGTATTGTAGTAAAGATTAGTCGAGATGCTCATATCGACGAACTTCTGAAGAGCCGCAACAACCTTGAGGTAACCAGAGTTGTTGGGCATTTCAAATGCAAGGGTATACTTGTCCTTGTTCTTCTTCATATGAGGAACAACAACCGGAATAACACCAGCCTTTGACCGCTTGTATGAGATCAGTGAACGAGGGGGCTCGATACCATTGGTAGACGACTGGATTACAGAACTGCTTTCGACAGGCATCAGCGCGGTCAGAGTGCTGTGACGCATCCCGTGCTTCTTGATGTCCTTACGCAAACCTTCCCAATCGCAATGCAGCTTCTCGGTCACGAACTCATCAATATTCTTGCAGTAAGTATCGATTGGCAGGATTCCATCAGCGAACTTAGTTTCGGAGAACAGTTTGCAGGCGCCAAACTCCTCTGCCATCTTTACTGAAGCCTTAATCAGATTAAAACTGACAAGCTCCATAATCTTGGCGGCTTCGTTAGCAGCTTCCTTGTCGGTATACTTTACGCCAAGATCAGCGAGGTAACCAGCAAGGTTAGTGACGCCAACACCAAGACTACGGCGATTCTTGGCAAAGTTTGCGGCAGCGGGAACAAAGTAGTTTTGGTGATCAATCAAAGAGTCGAGCATTCGGACAATGATCTCGCACACAGAGTCCATCTCGTTCTTATCGACCTCAAGGAGGTTAACGGCAGACAGGATACACACGCCAATTTCACCGTTTGGATCGTTAAGATCCTTAATCGCCTTCAGAGGATGGTTTACCTCAAGGCAAAGGTTGCTAGTATCGACCTGTGCCTTCCAAGAGCCGTGAGTGTTGGCGTGGTCAACATTCATCAGATAAATACGGCCAGTCTCAACTCTCTCTTTGGAGAACAGATAGAAAAGCTCGCGAGCATTTACTGTCTTTTTAAACTTAATACTCTTCGTCTTTTCTGCCGCCTCATAAATATCCTTGAACTCTGGCATTCCGAAATAGTTCCAAAGCTCGGGAACTTCGTGATAAGAGAATAGCGTAACTGGTTCATTCTTGATTAGGCGATCATAGAAAACACGATCAAAACCAATGCAGTAGTCGAGCTTACGAACGCGATTATCATCTGTACCAGCATTGTTCTTGAGGACGAGAATTTCTTCGATGTCGTGATGGAACCAAGCAACATTGACTGTTGCAGAGCCTCCGCGAATGCCGTTCTGATGGCAGGACTTTACGGTAGACTCAAACATCTTCAAGAAAGGAATGGGGCCAGTGTGGCTGACCATTCCGCCCTTGACGGGCGAGTTTACGGCACGAATACGACTTGCATTGATGCCAATGCCATAACGGTTGCCAGTCGCAAAACCGATAGCGCTATTGTTTGCGAAGATGGACTCAAGAGTATCGTCTACAGTAAACAGGGCGCAAGAAGCATAAGACTTCAGAGTGGTTCTGACGCCTGCCATAATTGGAGTCGGCAGATTGATCTTGTGAAGACTGAAGTAATTATAAGCCTTTTTAATATAATTAATTCGCTCGCCTTTGTAATCCTTGAACAAAGTCATCGCAATCAGCATATAAGCGAACTGCGGAGTCTCATAAAGTTTCTTTGTGGTTCTGTTCTGAACAAGATACTTTTCACAAAGCTGCTTGATGCCAGCATATGTGAAATTAAAATCGCGGTCGTGCTTCAGAGCCTCATCCAGCTTATGCCACTCACGCTCATCGTACCAATTTAAAATCTCTGGATCGTAGACTTTATTTTTAATATTGTCTTTTACAAAGTCGATGAGCTTTGGAGCATTCTTGCCGCCCCAAACTTCCTTGCGAAGATGGTAATTTAAAAGGCGCGACGCAACATATTGATACTGAGGCTTTTCCTCAGAAATCAAATTAGCTGCGGTCTCGATCATTGTATTGTGAATATCCTTCGACGAGATTCCGTCAAAAAAAGACAGGTTGGCGTTCATACCAACCTCCTCAAAGGAAGTGTCTGGAATACCCTGACAGGCCCAAGCTAAAACTCTATTGATTTTGTCAGCGTCAAACTTTTCCATTTCGCCGCTTCTCTTCTTAACAGTCATTTGCTTTTTCATAGAAAGTAAAAATAGGTAAGATATTTTACATATCAGACATTAGGGTTTGGAACTAAAAACCTTTGTCAAGAACTATTTATAGTTCTTGACGAAAGAAAGTGTATCCAAGCGAAATCCGTTATTCATCAAAAACTGCTGAATTCTCGGATCTCCACCATTACACATATAGTTCATCGACAAGAAGTCAATCTTTTGATGGACAATAATTTTCTCGACCTCTTGTAAAATTCTAAAACCGCCAAACATTGACGGCTCGACTGAAACCCAAATGATTTCAGTCAAGCCTAATTTTCCACACGCCCAATCTTCTGAGATCAAGCCAGCGAACAGAGAGGTTGGCTTGTCGCCATCAAAGTGGCAAACTACAACCGCATTCTGTTTAAAGACAAGAACAAGCTGAACAAGCTGCTCGATCAAATGGTCAATATCCCATTTGCCAGCAACGTGACTCTGCTTATTTAAAATCTTTTCTAAATGCTGACTATCCTTCATTTTCAGAAGGATCTTCCGCAGTTCGCTAGCGTTGATTATTCTCTTGGTCATTCTGACTTTGCAAGCTGCTTGATAAGGGTACGGGCTTCCTTTGCAGGAACATCAGACCAACTCTTCCAGTTCTTTGCGTCTTCGTTGCGATAAGTCTCGTCAACCCAAAGCTGACGCAGCCAATTCTTGAAGTCTGAGAACTCAGAGCCTTCATTACTGGCGGCGAACTTCTTTTCAAGAATAGCTTGAGGAGAAACATCGCTGTTGCTAGAAGATGCGGCGGCGGTGATTGGCTTCTTAGAGATTTCATCCTCGCCAACGATATGAATACCAAGGAAGTTGCGGACTGTGCGAACAAAGGCGCGATTTGCGGCGATTGTCTCAAGAAACTTCTGGCCAAAGCCATCGGTATTATCGTAAGTAGCATTAGCTACATCCATCGTGCTTAGAGATTCCCAAGCGTCTTCTCCAGCAATTGGATTCGTGGATTCTTGATTAGTCATCCAATCGATTGTGCAAGTGGCGACGACATAATCTTTTTCAAGCTTTGGGAAAGCAAAGGTGATTCTATTATATCCGCGAAGCTTTGCAACTTCCTTGATGCCGCCAAGCTTGATAAGAAGCTGCTCATCTCTGAGATCTGGAGTATAAGCCTCTGGCACAGGGCGGTTTCTACGCTCAAACCAGTCCTTGTTGGGATACAGGTGCGCCGGATTCACCATTGCGCGCCAGTTGACTGTGCCATCCTTATTTAGAATGTAGTTAACGTTGGAAAGAAAACCGCGACTATCGCGGAGAGTTGGTTTATTAAAGGTTTGGTCGCTCATCTTTGTAAATGTAGAAGTAATCTGACTCCTGCCAGAATGCCTGATCATCTACGACTTTCGCTGACCTGTCAAGCTTTGGCTGCTTCTTTTCCCAAAAAAGTTTGCACGAATACACTTTTCCTTCCGAAAAGATGATTTTTTCAGAATTAAAATTGCAAGATTCGTCGATTTCTGATGCATTTTTAATTCTGGACTTGGTGATAACCTCGTCCTTATCTAATTTAAAATCAAAGAATTTTTCACAAAGCGCGGACCACTCGTCATTAAATGGTGCCGAAAGATTCAATTTGATACCTAACGACTTCACTTTGGTCAGGTATTCTTCTGAGATATCATTGCTGGCGATGACGTTTAGACCACAAATTTTTGCTTTGATCGAATTTAAAATATTAATATTGATCTCTTTTGCAGTAACAATATTAACTTTGCAGATACTAGCTAGCCGCATTAGGTTCTGCTCATCAAAATGATAATCCATTCTGACGTTGCAGATTTTATCTTTGATAAAGATTGGATAGCTGGTTGAGTCGGGGACAACTTCTATGGTTGGGTTGTGATACTCCGCGCCAATAAAAAGAGTTTTTACCAGATCTAGGTTGTTAGTTACTCCAAGATGATCCAAAGCTGCCTTAGCGATGATCTCGGGCTTAACTGTATTAATATTCTTTTTCTTTTCGGTTAGGGAGAAGGAAGGTTTACCTTGTTCCGCCCAATTAACCTCAATCAATGAGCGGTTATGGCGCTTGCCCCAGATTGGAAAGCAGTTCTGAGCATAGCAATAAGAATACAGGGCGACGATCTTCTTGTCGTAGTGTCCTGCCAAATGGGTCGATAAACTGTCAATTCCAAGGTATAAGCAACTGTTTTTAATAAGATATGCTAGCTGTCTGATACTGGTCTTACCCCTGAGATCAAGATCGACTCCTGCAACACTTTGGTCGCTTTCTACCCCTACGTGAACGATTTTATAATCTTTGGTATATTCTCTGATGTATTGGAAAACCTTTAGCCAGTAATCGTATTGTCTGGAGTTACCCTTGCCGCTAGTTTGAAAAACAATGTATTTGTCCAAGGCTATTGGATAATACTGCTCCAAAATAAATGGCTTATCTATTTTAACTCCACAAGAAAGGGCGTAACGCTCAAGAATGTGCATTTTCGGAATAGAGATTTAATTCGATAAGATCGGCACCATTGTGCTGATAGTCAAAAAGCTTTTGGGTGCCAAAGTGAGGTAGGTAAGCAAGATTAAAGTAGCCTTCATAAGCGCCGTGACCTTCCATTGTTAAGAGGTTTTCCATAAAAGGACTAAACACAATGGTTTTGTGGATTAGTGGATTACCCTCTAGGATATTTAAATATTCAGGTTTAGTTGCAAAATAAATATTAAAATCTGGATAAAGCTTCTTGATCGAGGGTAGTAAAGAAGTGGATAGGAATACATCTCCCGCACTTTCTGGCATTACAAATAAGATTCTTCGACCTTTATCATTCTTATCCAGTACATCAGAGAACTCAATTTTGATGTTTTCTTGATTCTCTTTCGCGCCAACGTTTTTAAAGTAGTTTAGAATTTGCTCGCGGGGGATTCCATTGTTTAGCTGGCTCATCCAGCTTTTTACGCCGTCGTCATTTGGGTCCACCTTGACCTTTAAAATGTTGGCGTACAGGTCAATGACCCAGTCTAAGTTCTGAAGTTCTTCTTTGCCATTGTAGCTTGGGTCGCGGGGCACAAAAGAAGTATTAAAATCCCACTCAACTTGAGGAGCTTCATCGATGATTTTTTCCAACTGTTTGCCAATAATTTCGGCAGACAAGTTGTCGATTACGAATCGTCGTCCAACCTTACCCATCTCGGCGCGCTTGGAAGGACTCATCTTATATACCCTCTCAAGCTTTTCGGCAATTGATTCTGGAAGAGTGGTAGCTTTAATAAAATTACTACCTGGTTCGTAATAAGGTTTCCAATTCAATGGGATACCGCCGCTCTCTTCCGTGGAGAAGTCTTCGCCACAAGAATAGTTTGTTACTAAGGTGACAAGCTCTGTTAGTTTAGCTTCTGTGATTGGAATCTCCTGCCCACCACTAGTGAACGGATGGCAGTAAACATCCATTAAGTTATATATTTCGTTAAGCTGTGCTTCTGATACTCCGTCTGATATATTTGTGGTTTCGACAGTTCCTTTGGCGCCACAGTATCTGCACTGAATCTTTTGGCCGATAAACGGCTTCACTTCAAACTGCTTGCAGCTTTTGCAGAAGTAGGTGGTGAGAACGTCCGAGTTTTCAATACCGGCATCCTTGATCAAGCGAGGAATGTCCCAGCCTTCTGACCAGTGGGTGTGAAGCAAAAGCTTGGCTTTTACCTTGGGGTTCTTATCCTTGAAGATCTTGAAGCCTTGCAGGAGGTTTGGCACGCTTTTGCGAAGCTGATTTCGGAACACGAAGCCAATGATGAACTCATCAGACAGATTAAACTCTTTTCTCAGAGCGGCGCGATTCTCGTCGCTAAGTCTGTAAAAGGCAGAAGTCTCGCCCGCTCCTCTAAGTGTTTTGATTGCGCCTTCATCATAACCAAGACGTTTGACCTCCTTGGAAACAAAGGAGGCCCAAGCATAATAATGATTTACCTTGGGAATCATTTTGAGCGCATCTGGATAAATGGGCAGGGAGTCCAAGGTTGTCCAAATCATACAGTTTTGGTTCCACCACTTCTTTTCGACTAACGGAGCCAAGGCCCAGATATCCTCAATGCCGATATAGAAATCAGGCTTGACCTCTTTCATTAAACCGTCAATCTCATACAGACCATAAGCCGCAGTTCTGATCTTGGTTTGATCGCCGCCAAACGATTGCAGTTTACTGTTTTCTGGCAGTGTACCGTAAGCTCTCCACGGTAATGTTTTTAGCTCTTCAGAGTCTTTAGTTTTTGCATTGGCAAACTCAACAAGATTGTACTTACCAGTCTTATGCAAATAGCGAAGAACATTTCGCATATTCTTGCCAAAACCTGTAAAAGCTCTGCTGTGATTACTGTGGAGAACTACGGTCTTTTTCATACTGAACACTCAAAGAAAACGCGAAGATAGTTTTCCATATACTGAGCAATAAGCTCGGCCTCACCAAGCTCAAAGCCGATCAGGAAGGATTGCTCACCCTTCTTGATACTAAATGAGAAAGCGTCTTCGCCACTCTTCTTTTGATACGGCCCAAACATAATTGATGTTGTTGAGCCCTGATAAGCGTGAACAGTAGAGAACTTAGACGAGCACCTTACTGCACGAATAATCGATGCCGCCTCTGTCTCGTTAAGCTTTAGCGCCGCAGTCTTCTCTGGGTTTTTGGCGTTTTCTGAGAATGAGCCCTTGCGGGTCTGCTCGTTCCATCCTGCCTGCTTGACGAAGCTTACGTAAAGATCTGGAGCTTCGCCTTTTGTCTGATCCTTGTCCTTATAAGATGTGTTAAAAGATACCGCTGTACCTGTATTCGACTTGTTGGGTTTATAAAAATTAAGGCGCATAAATCATCAGTTTAACGATGATAAATGCGCCCGTTCTGATTTAAAGAACTTTTATTCGATAATAACGCGAGAAACGTCACCCTCGTCCCACTTGGTTTCGTCCATTGAACCTTGCGCCTTTTTCTTCTTACGGCGGTATTGGGAGTAGCAAATCGCAGCGCGCTGCTTTTGATTTGGGTACTCTTTGTTCATTGTCTCGGAACCCATACAGGACGAGATGAAATCGTCTTCTTCTTGATTTTTCTTAGGAGTTGGTAGTGGCATATATTAAATTTACACTGGAACTTCTATCCATTGAAGAGTTGGTTCGTTCCATACATAAACCTTGCCATCGTTTGGATATGGAATCGGTGCCTGCCAGTCTAATGTTGTTTCATTAAAAGTCCAAGATAAATAAGGTTGAGGGGCGATGAAAGCGTCGCGAACTTCGTCGTAGCGGTAACCAATTCCAGCATAGCGCACACGAATATTATTGTTATAAGAAGTTTGGACCCAGCGACCGCCGCCAAAAAGATTTTGGCAAAAAGCTATGCCAATAGCTTCACTTTCTTGCCCGTTGGAATCAAGACAATCGCTGTTAGATACAACAATTACTTGTTGAACAATATTATCGTCGTCGATTTTTGCGAAATGAGCCATTTAAAAAGTTATACTCCCGCTAGAATTAAATGTGTAAATGTAATATCCTTCACTAGTAGTCAAGCTAGGGGAACCAGTGGTAGAGGTTGCCTGAAATGAACTTTTTAAAATCACTACTCCAGAGCCGCCGTTACCTCCGTTTCCGCCTGCAACGCCGCCCGCTCCGCCACCACCGCCACCTAAGTTTTGCGTTCCGTTAATGCCAGAGCCGCTTCTTGTTCCATTTCCACCGCCACCAAATCCGCCACTTCCAGCAGAAGCTCCTTCGTTACCTCCACCACCGCCACCAGCGTAATATACCGCTGCGCCAGTTATAGAAGAAATCGAGCCATTGCCGCCTCCTCCACCGTGACCAGATGCTCCAACAGCGCCCGCACCACCGCCACCACCACCGCCATAGGGTGAGCCTGCTGGCCCGCCGCCGCCGCCATTATTGCCCTGACTTGGAGTAGTTGGAGGCGTATTGCCTGCTCCACCAGTAGATCCTCCGTTATATCCAGTTCCGCCACCAGAGCCTCCCGATTTACCGAGACGAGTACCACTGTCGCCTGATCCACCGCCTCCCCCGCCATTAGTTGATACAGATGAAAAAATTGAGTCAGTTCCATTGGTGCCTCTAAAATCTCCTGTTTTCGTATTTCCAGCCCCTCCTGCACCAACTGTAATAGAGTAAGATTGATTTAAATTTAAAGTTAAAGCTCCAATTAATAAGCCTCCTCCACCTCCTCCACCAGCACTTCCATTAGAAGAATTGACGGCGCCGCCACCGCCGCCGCCAGAGACAACCAAGTACTCAACTTGAAAACTCTGTCTTCTAGAAGGCGTCGATATTGAACTCGATGAAGAAAACCAGTCTGACACTTGACTGGAAGAAACCGCTCTTTTTAACGGATTAGCCATTATGAAATTCTATTAACGTAACCAGAAATTGTAATAACATTTGTTGTTCCAGCATAAGCATAAACTGTATTTGCGGCAGAACCTGTACCAGTTAATATTAAACCGGGCACAACTAGCGTCAATCCAGAAGTTGCGGGAATAGTTAATTTAATATCATTGTCAACCGCAGTGGTTCCACCGTATTGAATCGTGAGTACAACTGCGCTAGCTGATGAATTATATGCATACAGCCACACCTCATCAATAACTGAGGACGATGTGCCAGTCGCGTGAATTGTGGTGCCGGTTGATGTTGTGGCTGCAACTTTAATGGCTTTGCCTTGGGTTGAGCCCGATAAGAGTACTTTTGAGAATGTTGCCATTTTTTAAATTAGCTAAAGACTTGGTTTGCGATGACGTTTTGGTCATCGTCTGGTGCGGTGCCGCTCGTTCCACTGGTGCCTGATGTGCCAGCGGCACCTTGAGGGCCAACTAATCCAGCAGGAATTGCAGTAGAAAGATTCATACTTTATATTTACACCGAATTAAAGATAAGGATCTGGCGCCAAAACAACTTCTGGGTCCAGCCCAATCTGGGTCGCCATACCGCGAACTGTTTGATTATTATTCCAAAACCAAGAGAAACCTTCCCAAAGAAACTTCTGCTCTGCGGGTAGCGAAGCTATCAGCGCCATCAAGTCAGGTAGTTTATTGGCTTCCAAAACTCTGCTAGTAATGGTATCCTTAGTGACTCTGTAAGGTGGGACAATGTCGCGCTCCGCGATCTCTTCTGGCGTCAAAGCTTGAACCGTTACTGTATAAACCCAACCGTTCTCAATGTAAGGCTCACAGCTGACAAGTTTTTCAGTGGCTGGATTATACTCCTTCCAGAGATTAACCTTCATTGCATTATTCTCAGAAAGGAAAAGGTCGTTGGGGCCGCTAGGCGGAAAGCTGGTGTTGGGAAATAAAGCTCTGTAGTCACCAACTTGAGTGACTTGACCATTGTTGATGATGGCGATATTCATAATTAAAAGTCAGGAAGTGGGGCTGTGGGTGGGGCGAAATCCGAAGTGTATCTGGCTATGCCAGATGTTATTCTTATATCATCAAAATAGCCGTTAAATTGCCAAGAAGCACCATCTCCATATAAACTGCCAATAGATAATTGCCCAGCAGCAGTAAAATTGGTCGAGTTAGCAGCAGATGCCACAACAATTCCATTTCTAAAAAGTCTCATCGTTCCAGAAGCTCTGCTAACTGCAATATGAGTCCATTGGTTTAGTGTTATATTTGTAGGATCTTTTACAAAAACTTGATATCCAGCAGCCGGCCCAGAAAATGTTATTTGCTGGCCTTCAAATAAGAAAGCCCAGTTGCCGGGTCCAGTCCAATTTGATATTGGAGTTCCAAATTGAGTGCCAAGTGGATAAAGCCAAAATTCAACAGTAAAGTCGCCCGTGCCAAAAGCATTTGGAGCAATTGAGTTTACTCTTAAAGATGAGCCTGCTGGATTATATATAGATCCAGTTCCGTATTTTTTAATACTTGTGCTAATTTGTGTACTGTTTACAGTCTCCCAATTATTCATCATCGCATTATCCACAATAGATCCGTTAGCGAATCTGCCCAAGAATGTTGTTTCTGGAATAGCTGTCAAAGGTTCAGTTGGCGGGGTGAAATTGGCAGTATATAAACATTTGCCATTTATTACTCTTACATCAGAAATAATTCCAATAAATCCGCCATATATACTAACAGTATCATGTACTCTAGCGCCTACCATACTTTGATGATTTCCAGCGCCACCGCTAGAAAGTTGTAGGGAAGTTCTAGCGATTGGTGTTGTAGTTGATACTCCGTTTATGTATATATTTATTAAGTCTCCCGCGCCTCTAACAATTGCAATATGATTCCATTGTCCATGAGTTATAGAATTGTTTGAAGCTAAAATATTAGAGGACTGTGTGTTGAAAGTTCCAGAAGAGGCAAATAAATTAACTTTGCCATTATTCCCGATAGTAACAAAATACCCTCCAGTGTTACCGCCGCTCCAATAATAATCAGAAAATATTGTATATCCAGAAAAATCACTTGCTGGAGAACTACTTAAGTAAACCCAGCATTCTGCTGTAAAAAATCCAGATGCAAGTCTTAGCGCTCTGTTTGCCGCAAGTAAGTAATCACTCCCATCAAAATATGCACTGCCTGCAATTCTATCTGTTCTGTATTCTGCGTCTGGAGAGAGTGGGGAAAAACGTTGAACAGAAACATCGCCATTGCGGGTGATGGTAAAGTTGTTAGAGCTAGCGTCGCGAAAGCGATTGGATTGACAAGTTAATATGGATGTATTCGCAATAGCAGAAAGTGGAGAGGTTGGAACATTAATATTTGTCCCAGAATAAAGCGCCACTCCTTTAACTAAACGAAAGTTTGAAATGTAACCAAGCCAATGTTCCTGACTTAAATTAGTATAAGGGCGCCCAATTGTTAATATATTGTACGAAGCATTGGTTGTAAAACTGGCATTAGCTACACGAACACCATTTAAATAAATAGAAACTACTCCAGAGGCTCTAGAAATTGCAACATGATTCCAAGTATTTGGGATATAAGCGGTATTTGTAACTACAAGTGTGCCACCAGCAGATGAATTTAATGCTAGTGTATTTGCTGGATTACCTCCAAAGGGCCACCAATTAAAAAGTTGAATATCTCCAGTTTGCCCATTATTCCCTATACCAAAAATAGCGCGAGTTCCAATACTGGCTGTGCTGCCAATTTGATAAAACCAAAGATCAACTGAAAAATCTCCAGTTCCTAGCTGGAAAGCAGTATTAGCGGCAGTAACTAAATAATCGCCTGTTCCATCAAAATAATTACTCCACCTATCTCCGTATGGGCTAAATGATCCCTGTGTTACATTTCCAGTTCTGGTAATAGCGTTATTGCTCGCGCTACTGTCTAAAAATGTATTATTCTGTCCCCCGTTTGTTCCATCTCCGTGCAACAACAAGGTTACATTTTTAAAATTTGGATCTCTTGACCCAGCTAAACTTCTTACGAAGTGGTGCCTCATAAAACATTACCAACTAAAGCGCCGTAAATTCTAGTGTCGATCTTCCAAAACTGCAATACAGTGTACCCAGTCGCCGCTAAAACTGGCGCGTTGCCACCAACCCAGCTAACACCGCTAATTGAGCCCGTGCCCCAAGTTGCTCCTGTCCAAGTCAAAGCGTAGCCGCTGCCATCATCTACCATCAAAGTAACACTTTCGCCCGCAAGAAAGTTAGTAGCTTGTGGACTGCGGTTGGCAGCAAGAGCAACCAATTGAATCGACCCGTTGCCCGGATCAACTTCAAACCCAACGCCGTCATTGATTGTGTAGATGTCTTCCTTTATTGTCCCAATAATAACTGGGTCTGTAAGTGGGCTTTGGGCGCTTACCAATCCTGCGGGCGCTAATGAGGTGAGATTCATACCTTAGTATTTACACTAAAAAAAGAGCCGAATTTGCATTCGGCTCAGTGGTTTTAGGGGTTAATTTTAATTAAGCTCGGGGCTTATTAGGAACAGCAGTGATTCTTCGTCCCTTAAAAGTTACAGCTGTGATTTGATTCTTAGCGAAGCGTCGATTGGTTCCAGAGTTACGGTCCTCCACGGTGATAAGCGAGGGGCCAAACTCGACAAGGCGAGCGTTAATAATTTCAGTAGCAGTCTCAAGGCCAAAAAAGCGGCCTGCGGTATTTTGAATCGTAGTGATTGCGCGATTGTTCTTATTGTTCATATTATTGTTTCCACAAATTATAGAACTGACGTATCTTATTGTCTAGTTTTTTTTCGATAAAAAGTTTATGCGCGACAGGAGAATAGCAGGCTTCAGATTTGTTTATCCAGTATCTTAATTTAATATGATTCCTAACGCCAAATGTCATATACTCGGCAATAATCTTTGAATTAAAATAAGCAAAAGAGAATAAGTCAGCCGCTTCCCTGTATGAATGCAGCTTTGTTTTGTTAAGTTCGTAGTGATCAATAAAATTCAGAAAGTTTTGATCCGAAGCGTTCATTGTCTGCTGCATCATCCAGATATCAATGTAAATGTTTGCATTGCCAGCGTATTCAAAATTTAAGAATTTAAATTCTTTATTTGACTGGATAACATTTTCTGGACAAATGTCAAAGTGTGCAAGCCCGCAATCTTGCAAGTCTGATTTGTAAAGTCCTTTGAATACGGACCTCATTGTCCCAACTAACTGGGCCAAAGGAAATGTGTCATAAATCATCGATGCTTCAAATGGACACATTGCATTAAAAATGCGAAGCGTATCATCCTCATCCTTTATCTTCGTCTGGTGCATTTTCTTAACGTCTCTCGCAAAATCTGACACCAAATTTAATCTTGAACTTAACGGATAGTTCGAAATGTCAGAAAGAAAAATCCCCCTTGGAAGCTCGAAACAAATAAATTTATTGATCGAATATTCATCCGAGGCGCAAACTATCTTTGGATGAAAAGGAAAATTATATTGGACCAACTCTTTCCAAAAATTGGGCATTTCTGGCGACAGGTTAACTTTAATCAATAGCGGCTTTTTATCGCTGATTGCAAAGTAAGAGTCGTAAAGAACCTCAGTAGATCTTTTTTCTATTGAAGTAATTTCGGCGCCAAGCTTACCTTCAATAACTAACCTGATCTCATTAACCATCTCCTCCTCAATTGGGAGAATGTCGTTGCTCTGAATTACGTGCTGAACGAAGTTTTTTTGATTTTCCATCCACTTTTATTGCCCCGTTTTCCAAAGACACGGCAATATCATTATATGATCCAGACGCCAAAACGTCAACGATCTTTGTCTTTAATTCATTCTCAACGAAGAAGATGATCTTTCTTGCGCCGTCGTTTGAGCTTTTTGTTTCATTAAGAATGAAAGCATAAACTTCTTCTGAGACACGAAATGCTATCTGTTTATCTTTAAGACTGTCCTTGATCTTGGAGATTTCTTTCTCAGCAATCTTTCGTAAAGCTTCTTCTGTCAACGAGTTAAATACAACAATATCATTAAGGCGAGCCAAGAACTCTGGGCGGAAAAATTTTTGCAAGTTTTCCTTAACAACGTCCTTGGTCAAAGCTTGTGCGGCTGCTTGGAAGAATCCCATTTTCTTGTTATCGGCAAACTGAAAGCCAACATTCCCAGTCAAGATAATAATAGAATTTTTAAAGTCAAGTTTGCGTCCAACTGAAGTTGTCAGTTGGCCATTGTCCATAATTTGCAATAGAATGTTAATAACATCTGGATGCGCCTTTTCGACTTCATCAAACAAGAAGATGCTGGATGGAAACTTCTGAAGCTGCTCGGAAAGAATATTGGATTCGCCAAATCCAATGTAACCGGGAGGCGAGCCGATAAGCTTTGATACCGAAGCCTGCTCCATAAACTCTGACATATCGAGCCTAACTAAGCTTGACTCACTGCCAAAAGCTTCCATAGCTAGTGTCTTGGCAAGATATGTTTTGCCAGACCCCGTTGGCCCCAAAAACATAAAACTGCCAAGGGGTCTGTTAGACGATGAGAGTCCAAACGAAGATCTGACAACGCAGTTGGAGATCTTTCTTAAAGCCTCGTCCTGTCCGAATACGTGCTTTTGCAGATTTGTAAAAATGTTTTTAAACTTTGAATCAGAAACGTTGGCGTCTATGAATACGCCAATCTTGTCGGAGAGGGCAGCATAAAGATCCTGCTTGCTCACTTCCTTTTTAGAGTCCTTGAGCGACGAAAACCATTGGTTATACCTATCTTCGTACTCTTTTACTATAAAAGAGATTTCGTCCTCCTCCGTTGTGCCAGCAAGCTTTTTCTCCAAGTCTTTGAATAGCTCTGGTCTGGCATAGATTTTAATCTTTGACTTTGAGCCTACGTGATCCATCAAGTCTATCGCCTTGTCTGGGAATCTTCTATTGGTAATATACTTTTCGCAAAGATCAACGACGCCTTCCAAGATTTTATCTGGATAGTGTACCGCGTGAAACAACTCGTAGTGATTCTTTATGTTTTTAAGTATTTTTAACGTATCCTTCTTTGAGGGTTCTTTGATGAACAAAGGCTCAAAGCGGCGATTCATTGCCGAGTCGTTCTGGAAGTACTTCTCATATTCTTTCTGGGTTGTTGCACCAATGCAACTGATCTCGTCACCAGCAAGATAAGGCTTTAAGATATTTGATGCGTCAAGAGACCCCTCGTCATTGCCCATTCCAGTAATTGTATGAATCTCATCAATAAACAGAATGATGTTCTTTTGCGCCTTAACTTCATTTAGGATCTTATGGAGACGCTCCTCAAACTGGCCGCGAAGGTTTGTGCCAGCGACAAGGGCAGTCATATCAAGCTGCAAAATAACCTTGCCAAGAAGAAATTCGGTGCAGTCTCCAGCGACAATATGTTTCGCCAATAGTCCTACGATAGCGCTTTTGCCTACGCCAGCTTCTCCAACAATAATTGGATTCTTCTTTTGTTTGCGGCAAAGGATTTCTGACATCTGCTCAACTTCCTTTTCTCTAAAGCAAATAAGATCAAAATCTCCCTTAGCCGCTTTCTCATTGTAATTAATGCAATAGCTTTTGATTGCGGCGGATTTTAAATTAGGCTCAGATCCTTGAGTTGGCGTGGAAACCTTTTTCTTTGGGTTAGAAATATTTTTACACCCAGAATCAATCCTTTCGGCAATATATCCGATATCAATGCCATTCTTTTTAAAGAATTTTTTAATAAACGGAGAGTGGGTTAGCGCCGATCTGAAGATGTGCTCTACTCCGGTATAGTTTTGACTGTACTGCTTTGAATACGTAAGAGACTCAGAGATAATCTTATTAGAAATCTGATTAAACTCTGCGTTTTCTTTTGCAGATCCTTTGACAGTTGATGGAAGCGCTTTCCATACAACATCCGCAAGTTCTTGTGGAGAAATCTTAATGCCGCTAAAGGCAGAGTTTACGATCATCGAGTCCGATTTTAGCAGGGCATAAAACAGGAAGCCATCGCTTATTTCAGCGATTTTTTTCTCTATGCAAGCTTGTTTGGCAACGTCTAAGACTCTTTTGGCCTTTGGCGTGAAATTGATTTCTTGCACTGTATTCATTTACACTGTTTAAGATTCTAAATCAGAAAGCTTTGTATAAATTTTCTCGTTCAAGATTGACAGTGTATTTAAAAATATAGAATCGTCAGATTTATTTCCATACACAATTACAATCTCATCTTCCTTGGGCGTGCGACCTTCGCCTTCATAATATCTTGTCATATTATCTTGGCGACCGTCCATTAACCGGCAAGAGATCTGGCCGTACTCATCGGATAGTTTGATAAACAAATAGTTGTTGCCGTTTCTGCTAGTTTTTTTGCGAGCTTCCTTAACAATACCAACCATCTTCACCGCTTGCCTTGGTTCTGATTGCAGAACTTCATAGCTGGTTAGCAAAGCGTCAGAGTCAGTATCTTGGAACACTTCCTTCAGCTTGTAAGTATAGCTGTATCCAAGAAGCCGCTTCTCAAAAAACCAATTAGCAAACTTCTCGTATTTCTTATTCATCTCATAAATACGCTTGAATGGTTCGTACTTGGCTTTGAAAGTATTGTAGCGTTTTTCGGACATCAGAGCTTTGCCGTCATCTGCAACTTGCTTATTCTTCATCGCTTCCGAGATGGTTGTCAAGACATCGTAGCCATATTTTGGCGCCAGAAGTTTTACATTTCTCTTCTCGCGATCAGTAAGAACATTATAAGTCTGGGCTTCAAGCACAAGTCTGCAACGCTTTTCCGAAAAGCTGGATAAGGTTCCGGCTTGAATCAGTGCGGAAAGAACTCCGATATTCAGACTGGCTTCCTTGGCTCCATCGAAACAATCAATTTTATTTGAGAACTCTCCTTGGCGAAACTCAAGCAACTTGGAAAGAATCTTATCTGAAACTCCCTTGATGGCGTTTAAGCCAAAGCGAATATTATTATCTTCGATTTCAAAATCAGGCTTAGACTTAACCAAGTCTGGGGCAAGCAATCTGATTCCAAAAAATGGTAGTTCTTGAGAGATTGTTTCGATCTCTTCGTGCGGATCTGGTTCGTGTCTAGAAGACTTGAGTAGAGCCAAGAAGAACTCTTTGGGATAATTGAACTTTAAATAAGTCGTTAGCGCAGAAAGTGTGGCGTAACTTGCTGCGTGAGAAAGATTAAACGAATAGTTTGCACTATCCTCGGCTACCTTCCAAAGGACATCTGCGATTTGCGAATCAAGATTATTCTCCCTTACCTTGTTTACAATCTTCTCTTTCCAAGCTGGCATCTCGCTAACCTTCTTCTTACCAATGATGCGCCGGACAGTTTCAGCTTCGTCAAGGGTAAATCCAACCTTGACAATCATCTTCATTAGCTGCTCTTGGAAGATTGGGATGCCGCCAGTAATGCTAAGGATATCGTCAAAGAACGGGTGAACGGATTGGAAATCTCCAGTCTCAACGTATCTAGCGTACTGATCTAGAAAGTCCAATGCTCCGGGTCGCGCAAGAGATAGTACGCAGGCAAGCTCAAGCATATTTCGCGGCTTGACTTTCTTGCAAACGTGGAAGTTTGTATTGGCTTCAATTTGGAACAAGCCCTTTGGATTCTTTAGGTCTTGCAGAAATCCATAAGTTGAAGGCTGGTCAAAATTAACTGTTTTAAAATCAAGCCCAAGTCTCTGACAAGTGTCAAACACAACAGAGAGTGTTCTAAGCCCAAGGATATCAAACTTAACTGTGATTTCTGATACGTTATTCATATCGTATCCAGAAACAACCTCGCCATCTCCAGTCTTCTGAAGCGGCATAATGTCCTCGTTATTATAATAAGAGATTGATATGCCGGATGGATGAACGCCAGTATTCTTGTTTAAACCCTCGATCTTCTTGGCGATCTTGAATACTTTAGGATTCTTATCGCAGAATGCTCTGAAGATTTCGCTTTCATCGTAAGCGTCCTTCAGGGCAAAGACTTTACCGAATTGCTTTGGGATAGAGTCGCTTACCGCATTAACATCATCCTCCGTCATCTCTCCGACGATCTTGCCACACTCTTTAATGCAAAGTTTTCCTGTCAAAGTATTCATAGTCAAGATCTTACAAGTCTTGCCTGAATACTTAGTCTTGATGTAATTGATTACATCCTGACGGCGAGAGAACTCAATGTCATTATCTACGTCAGGCATCAGTGAGCCATCGAGATAAGTGACTCCGTCCACCACAATCTTCTTTGCGCGGCTCTTTGAGACGAAGCGTTCAAAGAACAGCCCATTCTTGATCGGGTCTACATTGGTAACCCCAATAAGAAAGAGAATAAGAGAACCAGCAGCAGAGCCACGCCCATAGCCAGTAGGAATGCTATGCTCATGAGCGTAATTAAGAATGTCCCAATTAAGCAGGATATAGTCAGTGAAGCCCAGTTCTTCAAAAACTGAAAGCTCGTATTTTGCTCGTTCATAATATTCTTTTTTATTGTTAAGTTTGTCGATGCCTTTTTCCTTGACTGCCTTGAGGCAGAGTTGACGGAGGAACTCATAGTTTGAAACAGAAGGTGAGATGCCAAGATTCTCATAGTGGCGGGCATCTATCTTGATCTCTGGAAGACGTACGCCCGGAGGAACGGGATGCTCGTACTTTTGAAAGCAGGCGTTAAAATCGATCATACGTTTACCTCCATAATAAGCTTACGGAAAATCTTATAATTCATTGTGATATCGTATAGCGCATTGTGTAGCTTACTGGGGTCGTGATCAATTGCAAAGTGCTTTAGCATAAAAGCTTGACTGGTCTTTAAACCCTTTTCGTGAAAGTTCATCAACTTCATCTGCCAAGGCAGCAAGTCGCCAGATGGCTGAATGCCTTTGAACATTGCCGTTGATAGCGCGCGTGTGTCAATGCAGCGATTCAGAAAGCTCCAGTTATTCTGAATTCCAATTGTGCCCATCATTGTGTTCAGAATATAAATGTCATAATTTAAAATATTCTGACCAACAAGAAGGTTGTTGGAGTCATAAAGATACGGTGCAAATTTCTGCCACACATCGATTGGTGGCTTGGCCTTTGAAAGATAAGATGACTTGTCAAACCCAGTTATTCTCGCTGCTTCATCTGAAACATTCAGATCAGGGTATAAAACAAATTCGTCGTGTGACTCAAGGATCTTTTCTCCTTGACAAACAATCCAAGAAAGCTGCCAAGGGCGAGAAGAGGTAAGAGACAAGCCTTCGGTCTCTGTATCAAATACTACAAACTTCTGATTAAGATTTTGTTTTAAAAGCGTATTCACGATGCCTCCTTCCAAGATTGGAAACAGAACTCCTTACTCGCGCAGCCATTAACTTCTGGAGCCGAAAGCGTTTGATGCTTTCCCATTCTTCTGTTGCAGGCAATTTTATAAGTTAACCAAGCCTCATAGTCATCTCTGTTTTTATAATAGATGGACTTCACCATTACTGGGGCAGCGGTCATTGATTTTACAGCCTCTCCAATTACAGAGTCAAAAGGGAGTTTATTATTTTCCGTAAAGAATACGTGATCGAAATCTTTTAAAAATGTAGGCATACAGTTTCTAAAGTACTGCCAGTTCTGCCAAACGAAACTATCGTAAAATGGAATAGCCAACAGGATGTCGTCAGTTAAGCGTGACGCTAGGTCGTCATTAGAGATGATGCCATCTTTCTCTGTATTCGCATAAGTGAATATCTTACTGACGCTTTTAAAGCCAGAATCATTCTTGGCAAAAAGAATCACTTTGCTTTTGGAGGTATCGATAGACTCGTAAGAGTTGCAAATATCCATCCTCAATCCGAATCTAAGATGAATGTCGTGCTTTGCACAGGTCTTGAATGCCGTCAAGAACCCTGTCAGAGAATCTTCTACCAAATGCAGTGTCTTCAGATTATTCTCTAGTGCAATCTGGACAATGCTGTCTGGACCGTCTTTCTTCTGCTTCTCTGGCTCGGCCAGAGTCAGAATGCTTTTCCCTACAGAAAAGCTAGACTTGAATAGTGGGATCATACCACTATCTTACAGACTTTCAATCCCGTGTCAAGTGTTTTGGGCACCCAGCATAGTATTCTTTTGTGACCTTGTGTCCATCTTTGGCCATTTTAAAAGCCTCTTCCTTATCGTCCTCAAAAAAGCTTTTTATAATTTTATTATCCTTATCTCTGAGAGCGTAATAATTAAAACTAAATTTATATGGGCAATGCCACTTTGGCTTGCCATCCTTCTTTAATTCACCCTTCTTTTTCGCAAACCCGCACGCGAGCTTGCCAGAAAAAGATCCGTCTGATGGAATCGGCTTATCTGCGGCAAAATTAGAATAGGCATCAGCTTCAGAGAACTTATCTACAACTTTTTGAATTTCGGTAAGCTGATACTCAAAGCTTACCAAGTCCTCATCTGACAAATGCTCCATTTTCAAAAGACCATCGCCGCCTTTTGAAACGTCAAACTTTAAGAATAAAAATTCAACACGCGCCGTAAGCTCGGGGTCAAGCTTCTTAGACGCTAAGGTATACATCAGATGCTGCATATTGTCTTCGGCGTCTTTGCCAGCAAATACCGCTTTGCTGGTCTTATAGTCACGGATTACAGACGTTTTGTCCTTATAAGCGAAGAAGCGGTCGATAAATCCCTTGATCCTGTATTTCTTGTTCTCTTCGTCTACAACAATATCAAACTCTCTTTCGCTGCAATCTTGGACCGGTTTCTTTTTGGCGCTGCCAAAAAAGTCGTAGCTTAGCCCAACCAAAGTCATTTCTTTGATTAAGTCAATATTCTCTGGATCAGATACCTTATTCTTTCTCGCCCTCTTTAGGGTTAAGGACTTGATTGATTTAATGCAAAAAATATCACCAGCCTCCAAGATCTTTTCAACATACTTCTTTCTTCTTGGATGCGACAAAACTTCAAGAACAAGGTGGACAACGTCACCCCTGCTTGATCCATCATTTGGTGTGTCTGGCAGCTTTAAAATATAATTGCACCAGTAAGACCAGCTGCATTTTTCCAGCGTCTTAATCCTACTAGCAGACAATGCTACGTGTTTTGAGTCACTCAATTTGATCTAGAAGTTTGCTTGCTCGGCTAATTAAAAGCTGAGAAAAGTTATTTGCAACTGCAATTTCGTGAATCTTCTTGATTTGAAGATCCTTATTTATGCTTTTGTTTTCCCAATCAGAAAATATATTAGACTCCCCCTCATTGCTTGCCACAAGCATATCGAAAAAGTCGTTTTTAAGCGGAAGGCGAATCTCAATCTTTGAAGGATCGAAGATCGAGCAAAGTTGAAGGAAAGATTTGCACGCAGAGATTAAGCCGTGATTAGTGTCGCCGTTAGAATCATTGTTTGACGAAATGATTATCTTTTCTGGAGAAAGGGCGACTAATGTCGAACAGATTTTTGAAGAGACGCCAAGACCAAAGGTCACAAGATTGTTCTTGTAGCCTTTTTCAAACAGCGCCATACTATCGCCAATACTCTCGACAATAATTACATATCCTTTGGACTCAATAGTTTCTTTAACTTCATACGAAGAGTTACGCTCCACGTTAAGAGGGTAAACCCAATCAGCGCGCTTACCCAGATGTTTCCATTTTGGAAACTCTGAATCCTTTTGCCAGAAGATCGCCCTGCCAGAAAAGCCGTGGATCTGCCCAGAAGAATTATAAATCGGAAATACAATTCTACGAAAAAGCTGACCAGCCGTTGCATAGCCGCATTTATAAAAATTAAGAGTATCTTTACTGATCCCTTTCTTTTCATAAAAATCAAGGTGGGGCAGAAGATTTGAAAGCAGAGACTCTGGATAGATCTTTTCCATTTCTAGTTTCTGTTTAGGCTCTGATTGAATGATAATTTCAGCAGAAGTATTTACATACTTATTTATCACCTCTGGATCATTTGTATTCAGTGTAAGCTGGATAAGCTTCTGAATGGGATAGCTCTTGGAGCCATTAGCGGCATAGTCGGTCCATACGCCGCTGTTCTTGTATATCTTAACAGCAGTGCCATTATCCCCGCCGCGATATAGCGCTCTCGTTCTCCAATAGCTTCCATAATCTTTTAGGTTATAACCTAAAGACTCAAGAGAAGCCTTCAGCTGAAACGAATCAATTGAAGTTCGGGACATCGTTCTGGTCATTGTTTTGCTCAAGTGGACTGATTCCAGTATCCATTGCTCGGACAATATCGCGGAGGTCTCCGCGCTCTTCAACATCAAAGTTGTTAAAACGAAGATTGATAAAATTACGCTTCAGAGTGCCATCTGGCATTCTGACGGGTTCAACGGCGCCAGCAATATCGGAGCCCAAGAATCTATTTTTAACAAAAATTAATTTATGCGTACCAAAGTCCTGACCTTCCTCGGCCCGCTCATCAAGAGTCTTTTGGCGCAGGATTGCCATATGTGAACAATAATGAGTAATTCGGTCAGACATCGAAACAATGCTTTCGTCATCATTGATTGCGTCTGCTGCACGGTTGGTAGTAACACCGCTACGGTTAGACTGAACAGATGTGAACATCGTAATACAGGGCTTTTGATCTTGCACGATATCTCTCTGGATAGTCTTCTTAAACTTATTCAACATATCTCCGATCACTTGCCATTCCGGCTTATTGCTGTCCGAATCGGCAGAAGGCTTGATGTAGTCAAAGCTAAAGATGAGCGGATTGCCTCGGCCAATTCTTGAGTAATAAAACCTCTTCAGATTATTGATCATCTGGTCGGTTGTCATTCCACCTACGTTGTAGTAGTAGAACTTTAGATTCTTGATTTGATTCCAAGTTGCCCTGACCTTATCGACAGTCTCTGCACCAGCCTTGCGCCAGAGTCCGCTCTCAAGCAAGTGAACTGGAACGTGACTAAGCGCAGCGCATTGGCGCATAATCACTTCTTCTTTACTCATTTCTCCATTATCAAAATGAAGAACGGGCACATCGTACTTTGCTGAAACCTTGGTAGAATAGTTTAAGGCAAGCAGGGTCTTGCCTACGCCAGAGCGAGCAACGATAACTGAGATGTTGCCCGGTCTCAGAAGAGAGCCGTAAATCTTGTTAACAGTTGGGAATGGCCCCATGAAGCCAAATTCAGTAATAGGGTTGTTCCCGCGCTCTTCAATAACATTCTCCATTTCCTCAAAGATGTTAACGGGCTTTTCATCATTGTTTTCATAAAGATTGATTGTCTTATTAAATGCGGAATCGGCTTCTTCGATGATCTTCTGATAAGAAGAATCGGGAGCGATTTTCTTCATCTTGTCCGCTACGTCCAAAGCTGACCTGTGGATTGTGCGGCGAATAGAGTATTTTTTAATCTCTTTCGCCGCAGAAACTGCGGTGGATTTGTTCGTCTTGCGAAGAGCGAGAGAGCGAAGATAGTCGAAGATGTCGATATTATCCTCAAAGGATATACCGATTTCCTTGATTCTTTGAGCAATGATGATCTCGTCAATCTTCTCATTGCTCTCCATACACTTTCGGAGAATGTGGTAGATCGTCTTGTGAACGACCGTTTCTTCAGAATAAAAATCAGCTTCAGATATGAAGTCGCAGATCTCTGCGTAGGCATCTGGGTGCTGGATAAGTCCAGCCAAAAGCTGCTTCTCTACTTCTAGGGAATAAAGCATTAGATTTCGTCGTCTCTAACATCCATCTCTTCAGAGTTGAGATATTCCTCAAGCGCCTTTTTAAGACCAAGGGAAGTTACTACGGAATCAAATCTAGTAAAGATTTGAGGCACTCCATTCTGGGTGCATACACATAGGATTAAGCCTTTATAACTCTCTGCGCCTCCAGAGAGTTCGTAAATTTGCTCAACCATCTCTGGTGGGAACAAAAATTCCTTATCTTTTGATTCTTGGCTCATTATAAAATGATTCCTTGCTTTTCGAACGTTTCTTTGCAGATGAGATCGGTCTCGTAGATTTCTACCAGCTTTATGCCGTTTGTCAAGCAAAATTGCAACTTTAAATCGTCACGTTTAAGCTGGGACAACCACTTACGCCGATCATTGCCGTGGAAATAAGGGTTGTAGGTTTGATGCTGCTTGCCCTGAACCTCTATCGCTATCTTTTTATTTGCATTATAAATGTCAAGAGATAGGCGGGTTCCTACAACCCTTATCTCCTCAAACACAACGTCGTACTTCCAGTAGGGTAATAAAAACTGCTTTACCCTCCATTGGATGTTGCTTTTGGATTTCGCTTCCCAATTAATTATGTATTTTTTAGCATTTTTAAGAAAGCGCTCTTTGCCATTTAGGGTCTTAAACTTCATTTGCTGAGTTCTCAGCGATAATATTAATGAAGTACTTGTGCAGGGTCTTAGTCAGCTTTTCGTTGGCTTCAATAAATTCAAAGACCGCGTTTTCCCCTTGAAATTTTTCAGGCATATCTATGCCGATATCCTTGGCAATTTTGGCAAGATCTTCCGATACGGCATACCAAGCTCCAGCACGACTTACGAGTTCCCAAGTAAGCAGCATATCAACAATCTCCTTCTCAACCCATACGGATCTGCCATTGCTGCGTCCATACTTGATTGGATATGTAACTCTATTCTTGCTCTTCTCATTTGGACTTTTTTTGATATAAATCTTACAGTTGTGTCCGATGATTGGGTTTTTTATCGGGTCTGACTTCTTTATGCTTGGGTCTTTAAGGATAATATCTCCCTCAAAGCGAGGCTCAAATTCAAAGATAAAATTAGCAAAGTGAAGCAGGGCATTGCCACCAGTGGCGGATGTTTGGCGGATTGGTGCTGAACTGTAAGGGTCCAGTTTGATATCGCTTCTGACCTGAGAGATAAAGATCGCCATATGCCCGCGCTTGGTAAGCGCGATAGAAATCTTTTTCATAAGGTTTGCTGCGATAACGGCGCCACCAGCGACCTTTACAGACTCTTCAAAAGTCTTATCAAGATCGTTCTTCGCAATGAGTCCGTCAACAGAATCAACGATGAACATATACTTGTTCTTTTCGTCGTTGTACATTACCAGCTTTCGCATTGCGTCTACGACGGTCTCATAGATGTTCGATTCAAAAACAAAACAGGTGCCAGCCTCCCATTCGGACGGGTCAAACACGAACTTTACTCCGCTTCTCTTTTGCATCTCTGGGGAAAGGCGACCCTCGGCTTTAATATAAAAGCCCTTTGAGCTTGGAACGGTATTGAGGAAGTTCCGCATAACCTCAAGTGACGCAGAGGTCTTGCCGCCCTCGGTAAAGCCTACGAAGCGATGTAGACCTGGTCCAAGACCGCCGCCTGTTTGCATATCCATATTCAAAGAGCCTGTAGAAACCTTGTAGTTTACAGACTCTTCGAAATTGTAATGGTCGTCCTTGTTGGACTTTAAAAAATCGCCAAGAATACTCTTGGATGAAATGCCATCTTCTTTCTGTTCTTCTTTTGCCTTCTTGCTCATTGTAGAAAATCTCTAAGTGTTTTTTTGGTTTTAATTTGAACGTCATCTCCAACTTTTTCGGAGATAACCGGACGTTCGATAACTTGTGGACGATAGTAAAATTGGTTCTTGTAGCTTTCAAGCCTTTTCTTGCCATAATCAGAAAAGAACATCGCAAGTGATGCAATCTTTTCTGGTGGAACAAATTGCGAAAGAAACTCGATCCCATAAGTGGCTTCAAGTCTCTTGAATAATACCATCTCCTTGATCCAGAATTCTTTGCCAGCATTCTTAGGAATGTTGACAAAATTATTAATATAATTTCGCCTATTAATCCTTTGCTTCATAACCCAGCTTCAGCGATCTCCCTAACCTTGTCAAGCCTTTCAGGACTTATTTGCTGCGGCGGCAGAACCAAAATAAAATCCAGTAATGGCGATTAGGCACTGTCTTATCTCGGTGGTAATTAAATTGCCAGAAATTTCAACAAAGGCGGTCTTGGTTTTATCGGCTAAAAAGCCAAACAGCCCGCCGCCATCCTGATAACTAACTTCTAAATAAGTTGGGATTCCAAGAATTGCCATCACAAACGGAGATATAACGATAGAGAATATGACCGACATCACTATCATTCGTCTAATTACCTTGCCAAAATCTGGGTCTCTGTTTGCTGCTTTGTCAGCAGATTCGTCCTGCTTATCAATTGCGTTCATCATCCGATCAAAGCGATTCTTGCTTTCTTCTGCCTTTAATGCAATTATTCTAAAAATAAAGCCTGTTATGGCGCCGCCAAACAGGCTTATGAGTTCAGTGGTCACACCACTATTTACACTTAAAGCTTAAAAGCTTGTATTGTAAGTGGGAACTTGTTGGTTTCTTTTACAAGTTCAAGCATCTCTGATGCAATATTGCGAATCTCTACTTGTGCATCTTGCTTATTACGAAGGTTTAAGAAGTGATAAAACGAGCGCCAATTAAACATTACATCGCTTGTAATCTGGGTATTATACCCACGGAAGAATCTAGCTGACTCCTTTGCGCGCTTTCTGGTGAAGCCATAGTTCTTAACTAGGTCTTCGATACACTTGTGATACAGATCCATTCCTCTTTCGGTATGGGTAGAGAGGATCTCCTTCCAAGTATCTGGCCAATCTTGCGGAACAAGATAGTCATCCTCTTTGATCTCCTTGTATCTTGCAGATTCTCCGTTTACCGATACGCCAACTCTATGCTTGATTAGATGAATATGAGAGGCTATGTCTGTCTTTATTAGAAAATGCAGGGAGGATTTTTCAAAGGGAGTGTGGTGTCCATTTTCAGCCAGCATCTTGAGTAGATCGCCCACTCTGCCCTTCTTTTCTTCATTGATGTCACGACTGGTTGAAGTCCAAGCAGAACAAGCGTGAGTAAGATCGTCGCCATAGATACCGATTAAGTTAACTGAGTTTTTGAACATCGCCGCCTCCATTGTAATAACTGTTATAAGCTTTTAGGATTGCGGAGAAGTATGCGGCATGAACGTCTGGTTTGTCAAGAGCATTTGCTAGATATTTTTGACAATTTTTAATTGATTGAATGTAATTTTTATCATTTCCCATCTGTGCCATAAAGTGTTCGATACAGTCTTGATCAACATAAATTACGCCCTGAATGACATCAAACATATGATAGTACCAAGAAATCTCATCTTGATACGACGGAGGGCGAACATAAATACAAATAGAATTTGATTTCATTGCCCAGATTAGCCTCTCCCAAGATGTGGTGTTGCCATTGACATTTAAAATATATTTATATTTTAATTGATCAGCAATACTGATATAAGCTCCAGCGATGCCATCCTCAAAGGGAAATTCGACAAAGTTTGTAATCTTAGCGTCTACTAGTTGGCTGTATCTGTACTTTCTGCAAAGATCAATTCTTTGCACTGAACCATTGTGCTTTGCGCCAGTATCTGACCCGCAAAAAATCGCTTTATCCATTTTTTCTTCAAATGGAATATCCACGCTCTCTATTTGGCTACAGATGCTAGCTGTTCGCGACAAATGAGAATCTGGAATGCAGATGTGTGGACTGTTTCTTGGACGCGCAAAGCACAGCCTTGTTTCCTTTGAGTCGTTCTGCGGACCATCGTTAAAGTTTACAATGGCTTCAAAATCAAGATCGCACAAATTATAGCTTCTAATGGTTGCGTCTGTAAATTGGATAAAGAAATTAAGTCGTATCTCGTCGATCCAATTTGACTTTCTTAAAACACGAACTCCATCCCTAGAGATGGAGCAGTGAGCTTCGTTTCTAAAAAGATTTACGCTGTTTAAATCTCTTGAGATATTTAATCTTGATGGATGAAATTCATTCAGTACGCAATAAGCTAGGATATGGTTCATTGAGCAAGGTCGTTGAGCGTCATCTTTTTAACAAGCTGGAAGAAGCTTGTCTTGGGTCGCCAGCCAAGCTCACTTCTGGCCATTGTAGAATCGCCAAGAAGCAGTTCGACTTCAGCTGGGCGGAAGAACTTTGGATCGATCATTACCATAGGAAGTCTGCTTTCCTTATTTATAAAGACTTCTTCGATGGTTCCTCGGTTGCCGAGCCATTGACCTTCGATACCAGCCGCAGCAAAAGACAGTTCTACAAATTCTCTAACAGTATGAGTTTCGTCAGAAGAAAGCACATAGTCCTTTGGCTTTTCCTGATTAAGCATCAGCCAAATACCATGAACAAAGTCTTCAGCATCACTCCAATCGCGCTTTGACTCAAGATTGCCTAGCTTTATAGCCTCAATAAAGTTATTTGAGTCTATTGCCTTTTTAATTTTTGCAACTCCCTTGGTGATCTTTCTAGTGACAAACTCTGAGCCTCTGCGAGTTCCTTCGTGATTAAAAAGCCAGCCTTGAACTGCATAAAGATTGTAAGAGTCTCTCCATACTTTTACAACTTGTCTTGCGGCAGCTTTTGATGCTCCGTATGGACTTCTGGGTCTAAGTGGATGAAATTCTGTTTGGGGGCTAAAGGTAACATCTCCAAATTCCTCTGAGGAGCCTGCGTTGTAGTAGCGACAGTTTGGAACAAACTTTCTAATTGCCTCAAGTTGATAAAGCACTCCCATACAGTTGGTTTGCATATGGTTGACTGGCATTTCCCAACTTGTCCCTACAAAGGAGTTTGCCGCTAAATTAATAAAATAATCCGGCTTGTATTTGAATATCGCGTTATTTACGCTTTCTGGGTCACCAATATCAAGGTCGATAAGCTTGAATCTTGGATCGGAAATATGGCTAATATTTTTATGGTTGGAAACACTAAGACGACGAACTGCACCAAAAATTTGAACATCAGTGTTAGTTAAAAGGTAATCTGCCATATGACTACCATCCTGACCAGTAACTCCTGTAATGATTACTTTTTTCATTAATTTTTAAATCCTTTATAAAGTTTAACGTTTTCTTCTGAAAACTTTTTGACGTTATTCTTGTTAACATAAACGTCAAGATATGAATTAATTGCCTTTGTTAACTTCGGGCGGCGATCTTTGAAACAGTAATCGACTTTCCTTTTCAAGTCTGCGACTTCGGCGTCCGTCTTTGCATCGGCAATCGCATCTTCCAGCTTCCACATTCTAATGTGCAGAACAATAAAGCGATCCATGATTTCAGCGAAGCTTTCACTAAACTCGATATCAGAAGAGTGGATCGGCTCTTTGTCAAACCGTTCCGAGATCTCCTCTAGAAGAAGCTCGCTAATTTTATTTATTCTTTCGGTTGACATTTTAAATAGTGTTGAGATCTTTGGCTAAATTTCTTACGTCAGAGTCTTTGAGTTTAGTATGGAGACCAACATAGAACCCATTGTGATGCAGGAACTCGCTATTTGGATAATCGGCGTAGTTGCCAAACTGCTTAAAACAAGTTTGTCTAAGCAGATTGCCAGAAATAATAGGTCTTGTTTCAATGCCCTTTGAATTGCAATAATTAATTGCGAGCTGCTTGCTTTCCTGCTTAAGCGGTATGATTGGCAGGGCAAAAGCCACATGTTCCTTCTTTTCATCAAATGGCGGCAGATAATAAAGATCAGAAAGATATGTGTCAAATAAAGAGTAAAGCCTGCGTCTCGTTTCTATATGTTTGTCTGCTTTTTTGAGATCAAGAAGGCCAGTCATCGCATGGACTTCTGAGTTTCGAAAATTATTCCCTACGCAATAAAAATCAAATCTTGGATCAACATCTAAATTGGCGTACCGTGCATTATTTGTTACGGATCTTGTCATCCCGTGATTTCTAAGCATAAGGAAATATTCGTATTCATCTACATCATTTGTGAATACAAATCCGCCTTCTATGCTTTGAAGATGGTGGCCGAAATAAGTACTTGTAGTGGAGGTAACAAAAGATGATACGTTTTTGCCATCATAAGTCCCAAATGTATTTTCGCAATTATCAAACATTAGCCTTACTCCATAAGTTTGAGCTATTTTCTTTAATCTAGGGATATCTGGAACAAATCCTAGCAGGCTTGTCGGAAAGATTGCAGCAATATTATCTTTGTTTTTTGATACAAAGTCCTCAAGCAGATCATAGTTAAAGCAAAGATCCTCAAGGGATACGTCAATAAATTTTGGTAAAAATCCTTCTCTAATAAATGGTCCAACTGATGTGGCCCAAGTTGTAGATGGAAAAACTACGATATTCTTATCTTTCTCTTTGTCAGCAAGATACATCGCAATCATCGTGTTCGCAGTTGAGCCGCTTGAACAGTATACTGCGTACTTACTGTCAACAAAATCCGCCATAGCTAGTTCAAACTGATAGATAAGATTCCCTTGCGTCCACCTGTTCTTCTTATTAAGAATAAAGGAGCAAATTTTTAATCTATCAACGAATGTAAAGTTGTCTACATTTAGCGGCCAGTTCATGTTGTAAATATTAGATCAAGAAAATCAAATTTCCAATAAGGATATACCTCGCCATTAATTGCTTTTTTTAAATTTTCTTCTGATACGATTGGAACCAATTCATTTTCACCATTTTGATGCAGATGCACATTCTGCGGAAACAGCCATTCAAGATCTTGCGCGGCTCTTGTTTCGTCATCGTAGAAGTCAACAATTATCGGTAGATAAAGATCTTCTATTCTTGGCACATTCACAATGATAATTGACTTAATATCAAAACATGATGCTGCGTTCATAAAGCCACTATTAAGCCCTATAAAAAATTCACATGAGCTTAGTTCATTCAGTGAATCTTCAACGGATCTGTTTGTGAAGTCTTCAACATTATCAAAGTCGAACATTCTTTCAGTCCCTATTTCTACAAAACTATAATTTGAATTTTTGATAAATTTTTCAATTTCAAGTTTGGCATTATCTTCTAGTCTTCTTGGGTTTTTAAATCCAACAGATAACAGATCTAGGCCGCTTGGTCCAGTAGAAAAATTAATAGCAATTCTATTTTTTCTAATAGAGGTTTTTACTGTCGGAGTTAGATATCCTTTAGGCAATGTATCGACTTCTAAGCCAAGAGCCCTTTGTGTTTTTTGATACAGATGTCCATTTCCGCAATCAAAAAAGTGCAGGATCTCTACTCTAATCCTGTTCTTTGCCTCTTGTACTGATGGATTTAGTTTATTATTAAATTTGCACAAAGTTTGCCAGTGCCTATTTAAAGAATAAATATCTAACTTTTTTCTAGTGTCTTTTGTAAGAGACGATAAAATAATTGCATCTCCAAGTCCAATATTTAAAGTTGTTAAATTTAACTCATTAGATTCTTTTATCTTATCAAGATCTTTTAATATCGGCCTAGTGCATTTTTTTGAAGAATAAAACTTTGTTAAAATATCCTTTGGATTATCCATTGATGAGATTTTTTCTCTTGAATACCATAAAGCCATTTCTTGTGTTCTGGCTATATCCAAGGCATTCCCAGCCAGAATCCCTAAGCAAAATATCTGCAACCTCTCTCGTCTTGAATGCGTGAAAAACATCATCCAAGAAAAGATAATTAACCCTATTCTTCAATAACTCAAACTCACTTAAACCAGTAAACTCGCTTCCGTCTATTAGGACACCGTCAAAAAACGAATTATCTCTTTCCAGAAAGCCCGCATCTACTTGCTTAAGTTTGACAACATCGTCTTCAAACCAGCCTTTTACTATGTGTTTTGGGTTGTATTCTCTAGGCAGTCCGTTGAATGGTGAATGCCATATATTATCAAAATCCTTATAAAGTAAAGATTTGTAGGATATAGACGATTCATTGTAGCACTTTATCCATTCGTGTTTTTTTGTATTTTTAACTAGATCAACAAACCTATCTTTATTAATTTCCAAACAGGAAAGGGACTTATCGTCGAAAGGAAGCATTGCTTCGATGAAGCAAGAGGTTGACCCAGTCCCATCCCAAGATCCAATTTCTAATACTTTTTGTATTTTAAACTTTTGAACAAATTCGATTATTGATCGACCCAAAAGATCGTCTCTGGTTATTTCTGCCATAAATAATAAACCCGCTTTCTAGATCTTAGAAGGCGGGTCTATATTTTCTATATCTTTTGGCTTATTCTTGTTCTGAACTTAAATACTTAGCTACTGCATTTAGATAATCGTCGCAAATAACAAGCTTTCCGCTAAGCCAAGATTCACCAAGCTCCATCTTAACCTCTTCAGAAGAATTGGCTAAAGCCTCAATCAGGGCAACGTTTCTCTTAATCGCCATAAGATTTGAATACGCCATTTCGGCTGCATCTTTGGCATAATCCATTCCCTCTTCCTCTGGCTCCTCGACTTCCTCTACGTTATTAAGCTCTGGATTTTCCTGCATTAGCGTTTGCTGTTCGTACAGGTCTTCTTCAAGCGAGCCTTTGGTAACTTGGGTTACAGACTTGCCGCCCTCCCACATTCTGCAAGACCAGTAGCGCGCCTTCCACTTAGGACCGGGGTTGGAGTCGCACTGATGGCGGGCACGGAAGTTCTTGCGGCGATCTGGATCGTCGCGCTTGATCTCCATATTGGGGTCGCCAAATTTAACCATTACAACATTGCCTTTTGGATTCTTAACGTAAACACCAAACTTCTTTTTGGAACCGGAAGGTAAACGGAAAGGTTTATTAAGGGTCTTCTTCTCGGCCTCTGTATAGGTTAACTCAATAGCGGCCTGTGCTTTCTGCCAAGCTTCTTTGCTTGGGCGGTCTGGAGAACCGGGTTTTGCCGGGCGGTAGTTTTTGCCCATTCTTTTTTTCTTTTTTCTAATGTTTTCCCACAATCCGGTTTTGCCAGCTTCCGAAATTTGCTTTGAAAAGTCCAGTTCCATAATAAATAGTTTTACACTAAAAGATGATCGCCTTTATGTTATTTTTATTGGGGTAAGACCCTAAACTTATATAGGCTCCGTTTTGCGGTTCTATTACGAACCAGTCTCTGTCAAGCCAAACAATATTCAGGGAGTGCCATATGCCTTCTCCATACTGAATTCCGGCGTATTCCTCCAACTGCTCGACTATCACTGTGCCACAGGCCAATTGAGATGTCAAGTCACTGTTGAGGTTATAATTTGAAAAACTGTAAGCGACCATAAAAAAATCGCTAAAATTATCACAATCAAAAGAGTTTGCGACAAAGTAGACATCGTGATCGATGATCATCGTGATCCACCACGTTACATATTTGTTAAACCAAGAAAGACTGGCAAAGCTGTAATGTTTATCGCGGAAGATGACATCAACATTTGTGCCTAGTCCAGCCTTAAGAAGGCTTTCTCTGACGTATGTCGTATCATAAGATTTGCTAATACTTTCAGTTTTGGGCGAGGTTTTTAAAAATAAAAGCCCATCTTGAAACCACGAATTAATATTGTTTCGGCCAAATCTGCGAATCGGTTGTGACTCGTTGATTGGGTTATACTTATGATAGAACTTCTCGGCGGTTCGGGATAAAAAAATAGAACCTAGTCCAAGCAGCAGTCCTGCGAGGAAAAAGTAGAGGTTTTTGGCCCGATTTCTCATCTAAAATTTTACACCCGATTTTGGTTTTC